TTATTGTCTTTCCTTGGCTCTCATTTGAGCTACCCATAAGTCAAGGACTTTTCCGCTAGGAGCATCAGGGTCACACATATAAGCTTTAGCAATCTTGACAAGTGTTCCGGTATCACCGCTGAACACTGCACCATAATCACTATACACCATATTCAGCACATAATACCAATCAGCTTTATGCTTAATATTATGTTGCTCTGCTAGTTGATTGGTCTGCTCATACGTCCAATGCTCACCATTAGTGCCATCGGTGTTCTGCATCTTACTGACAGCCAACTTTGCGAGTGCTTCATCGAAATGAGGACCATAAGCTACACAGTGCAAGTCATACAACGTGCGATAAAAAAGGTCTGGGCAATGCATCTTAAGCTTTTCTAATGCACCGCAAACAATTTCTTCCATTGCTCTCTCTTTTGTATCATCACCTATAATCTTGTTCCAATACTCTTTATAGGAGTGCATAACTACACCTCCTTACGCAAGTTTAACCACGCTAATAGCTGCCCTGTTAATTGTTGCCGCTGCCGTTGCCTGTACCTGTAAACTTGTTATGTTGTTTACTGCACAGCAAGAAGGACGAACACGAATCAGCGTAGTAAAGGAAATATTCACAGCTGTGTCAGCAACGCCAGTAACAATGCTTTCCGCACCATTAATAACAGAAGATGTGCTTTCCGTGGTACTCAGAAGCTGTAAGCCAACATTGCCAGCAGCAGCAGGAACAACATCAGCATTTACACTAACAAGGTATAAACCACGGATAAGGCTAACACTAGAGCTGCCAGCAGGATGTTTAATAGCAACGCCAGTCAGAAGATTATTAATAGGAAAGCTAACAAAAGCATTAGCTGCAACAGATTGAGCTGCCACAGCAGCAGCGTTCAAAGAAGATTTTTCGTAGCAAATCATTTATTTTCACCTCTTTACGCAATCAAGGTATTTTCTTGATACCTTTAAATTTTATCGTTTTTTAAAGCAATAGGGACGGCGCGCACCGTCCCTAATACAGTGCAGTTAATGCACATAACTTATTTTTAGCCTACATTATAAGCGCAGCCACAAGCACCAGCTACATTGGCAGCGACACTTTGATACGGACTAGACGTAATATAAGCAGGTTGAGGATAAGGTCTCAGCGTACCGATAAGGTTTGCACTCTGAGCCTGTTGAGATAATTGGAAATTAGCGGTCTGCAAATCCCTATCTCTATCTGCAAGTTTATCTCTCAAATCTTGAATCTGATTAGCTACCATAATTGCCCTGGTCTTTTCTCCGTCCTCTTTGACGGCGTTTACGATAGCACAAGTATTTTGTGCATTTTCGTAACGTACTGCGTCAATATTTCGGTTAGTTTCGTAACCAAGAGAAGCAATAGCTTGTTTTTGCTCGCAGCAGCATTGCTGAGCGGCAAAACGATTTTGTGCAATCTCGCTGCCGAGCTGATAACCAGTCTGCATAATGTCTCGCTGAACACCGTTAAACCCATTCAGCATAGTGCTGTTCTGAGCGTAAAAACCATCACACAAGCCATTCTGAACGCCACGAATACCGTCTTTAATATCCTGCATGGAAAATTGGTCTGCAATCTGATCACGTGTCATACTGCCATTCGCAAAGATTTCAGCACCCATGTTACCACGGTTATTCCAATTACCGCCCCAGCCACCCATAAGAGCAAACAGGACAATAATCCACATAAACCACATACCGCCGCCCCAGCAATCACCATAGTTGTTGTTTCGATTCATATCCATTACCGGAACAATGTTTGTACCTTCCATAATTTTTTCACCTCCGAGAAATATATGCAAAGCTTCATTGCGCGCCTATTGAAGCTTTAAGCCAAATTGATTTAAAAACTGATTAAGCTGTTCATCGTTCATGCCTTTTTGTTTGGCAAGATTCCTCACAAGAGTTTGCATCTGCTCTGGCGATTTACCTTGCCCCATCTGCATCGCCCTACTCATTAGTGGATTTTGTCCTGCGAACTGTTGCATTAGTCCCATTGGATTTCCTGCCTGCTGCACCATCTGCATCATCTGGAATATGTTCATCATTCGTCATTCCCCCAATCTGTTCTTCGAGCTTTTCAATGCGTCTTTGCAATGCCAGCACTGTGTTATTGTCAGCGTAGGCAGGAGCTTGCATACCACCGTCCTGCTGAAGCTGATAAACTCTAAAAATCGGCAAGCCGTCCATGCCTATAAGCTTTTCATAAATTTTTCCTTCGGCAGGAGCAGGAAAATATGTACTCGTTCCGTCAAGGTCAACTTGCGCTGCTCGGGCTTCTTCAATGCTTGTAACAGGTCTGCCTTTGATTTGCTGTACAGGCTGATAAGCATTTGGCTGCGCAGGTGGCATCATTGTCGGCATTGGTTGCTGATACATTTGTTGTTGTTGCTGTTGCAGATTAGCTAACCTCTGTTGCATTTGCTGTGTAGCTCCATAAGGATTGTAATAATTTCCGTACATCTTTATCACCTCACCTATATTTTAAGTGGTAGCAATAAAAACAATCCCTAAAGCTAAAGACACATTCTCCTATGCATTCGGACATAATTTAGACACGATTCAGACAGCAAAAATGAGCAAAAAAAAATAATCCCCATTAAGAAAAGCTTTTACACTTCTCTTAATGGGGATTACTTCATTTAGAAAGCACTCGATTAATAGCCTTATACGCAGTGCTTATTTCTCTGTCAACAGTTTTAGTGGAGATGTTCAACTCCATTGCGATTTGGTAATTCATTTTACCATCAACAAATTTCATTTCACAGATTTTCGTTTGTCGTGGCGTTATCTTCGCTTCGTGAAGCACTGCATAAAATGAGCGGCGCGAGCTTTCTGTCATCCATATCCTCGCGCTTTTTAGCAGCTCTTTCATTAAATCACCTTTTCAGTACATAAGCAAGTAGTGCAATCAGACCAATGTTGGCAAGCAACATACCAGCCATGATATAAAACTGCTTATCAATAATCCTTTTGTTTTCAGCAAACAACATTGTCACTACGCCAGCAGGCAAAACTTCCTGCTGAACGGTTTCTTTATCCATCATCTTATCACCTCAATATAACGTGTTCATTAAACACATTATATCACATCAGCAAACAGACAGTCACTAAACAATTTAAGCAAACATTCCGTTTCACTTTAATTCTTCATTGCGGCATATAGTGCGCATCCTGCTATTATGTATGCTATATTGCGCTGTTTTTTAATTCGCTGCTGTTTTAGCTTGTACTCTTTTTCTAGCTCCGCTAAGGATTGATTGGCATTCATCAATAAGCTCTCCTGCTCTTTGACTTTGATTTTCAGCGTCAGACAAAGACTGTTCAGCTCGTCCGACTTCTTCTCTAGCTCCGCTAACTTCTTGTCTGATGTTCCCAGCTGTCCCTTCGATTGCGTCAGCAGTTTTTTGTAATTCTCGTTGATTGTTTTTAGCTCCGTCAAGTTGTTGTTTAACTTCTGATATTGTTGCTCCGTCAGAACGTACTCCATTGGCTCGTCCGAATACCGGGGTGAACCAGCCAAAGCGGTTAGCGGCATAAAAAATACCGCAAGCGACACACACGCCAGTGGCAAAAGCAATGACAATTTTAGTTTTGCTTGTTTTATCATTATCCATTATAACCTCTTAGCAATACTGATATTTGTAAAATATAATAAACCTCGTCAGACGCACAAATTTCGCCTACAAGCGATTTTAGATTCCGACACGATAAATCATGAGCGGCACTATTTTTAAAACGCTTGTAGGCGATGCAATTTGTGTGTGATTTTTGCCCAAAACCGTTAAATTATAGCCTACTTGTAAGATAGATATTCAGAATGATTTTAGAGTGCAAAATAATGATGCAACGCACCCAGTACAAAACCTACAACAAGACCAATAACAAATTTCTTGTCAATAACAAATGCTTTCAGTTCTTCCATTGTATCACCTCCAATCATTATAAATGCGTCACCGACTATTACGCAAAAATTACCAGAAAATGCTACACGTATAGGAGAGAATAACTAAACCTCTTGTCGGTGACTATATCTAAAGCATGAGCTTTAAATCATCTTCCATTGCCAGCTTCACCATAGGCAGGAACGCCATAAGGCGTGGTTAAGTCAATGCCAGCAACATACTCATAAGTAGTACGTGCTCTGTTGGCATAACCTGCTCTATACAGTTCGCCAACATCAGCAGCAATCCAATAATAATTTTTAAACAGTTTGTAGAGTGCTTCCAGACTGCGCAAGTCGACATGCATATATCTGTTAGCCAGGAATCGTTTAACTACCCAAGTAGATGTAGGGCACCACATACCGGCATAGATAATGCAACGTGTATCGTCCAATGTTGGCACCTGCTGAAGCACTTCGACGTATTGCAGGCAGTCACGGGATAACTGATCTAATTGCGCCTGCTGCCCTGCGTCGCTTCTTAACAACTCTTTAAGCATCGGCAGTTCGCCGCTTGACTTAATATCAATATAGGTTCTGCCAATAAATTCTTCACCGCCGGGAATAGCTCTCAAAAGCTCATCGGCTCTGTTGCCCTCCCATTGGCTGACACCGATTGACGGATAAGCATAGGCGGTAGACTTTGCTACGCTGTCATAGCTGCCTTCGATTCCGGTTTTAATTAAACCTTTTGCAATTTCTTTTGCAAGACTTTGGCTCCAATCCATAGCTATCACCTCACTCACTTTTTAAGCAGCGGTTAGAAGCTTTTTTGTATACGTCCTCATACATTTCTTGCTTATCGCCGTTGTATGTATACTCAGCATAAATACCATCACCACTAACGGTCGTTGATAACAACGCTTTGTAATTCTGCAACGTCTTGCACGCCCAAACCACATAGACATTCTCCAGCGTAATAGGCTGAACGTCGTTCGGACCATGGTTAATGTTGTCGGATTGGTTATACCACTCCACTAATTTGTTTTTGCACACAGATTCAAAGTGCGCCATACCGGTAATAATCATAACTATCACTCCTTTAATTTCACTTCTTAATTTCACATTTTAGTTGTTTTGTTCAGTTGTTGCTTATCTTCTAAAATGTGTGTTAAATATGTGTCACTTGACTTTTTGCAACAACATCATTACACCTTAAAACCCTTGCTGCATCTAGCTTTCAGCGTTTTTAGCGAAAATTAGTCAAGTGCATTTTTGTAAAAAAGTCAAGTGGCGTTACTCAAAATTTACTCGTCATTCTTCACTTTCATTGCTTTAGTCTCTACATACTTGTTGCCAAGTTGCGCAAGCATAAACGATACACAAGCCATAGCAAAGGCTTCATAGTTGCCCCACGTCTTTACAAAAAACGCAAGGTAAAGAGAAATTACGCTGAACAAGATGAACGCCAGCACGGCACACAATCTGCCGATGCTTAATGTGTTTTCGTCTTTCTTTAGCATGTTAATCAATTTACGCATGACACTTACACTCCTTGCATTTTTCATCATGTCCTTTTAAGTCATAGTTCGGCAGCTCATTGAGCTGCTCCATCAGGCTGTCAATCACGCCATTATCGCCTAACGCCTCATAGCTTTTGTAGCAAGCGTCAATGCTTTCTTTGGCGTAAATTGGTATCCAGCCTTTATCCTGGACGTAATGATTATAAGCCTGGATAATTCTATCGCGAAGCAACGCTTGTAAGCCTGCCTTTAATGCATTATTTTCCTTCTTCTTCGCGCGATATAAAGCAAAAAGATAAGAGATAACAGCACCAGCAATAATATTTATTACAGTTTGTACAGTTGACTCAATCATAAAACACCTCATTCCTATTTGTTTTGTTACTAACACTTAAACTTCTAATTCAATATTTTCAATTTCTTCTTTAGTTGATGCAGCTCCCACTTTTTCTTTAGCTTTTCTATAAGCCTTATGGAGTTTGTCGCTACGTACCGCAACCTGTGCAATGATGCCACGCAGGTCAGATGCAGTTACTTTTACATCTCGATTGTCAGCGGTTGTCCATGTGAGTGTAGCGGAAGCACCTGCAACTTCAAGAGCAATGATAGCTGCACTAATTCTATCCCTAGCTTTGTCATCATAATCAAAAGAGTAACCTTGGTAGATGATAGGCTCAACCTCTGCCGTATCACGCTGGCGCTTTAACATCAAGATTTTGCGCTGTTTTACGTTTTCAATAGGTTCTTCCTCATGCGTAACTGTTACACCTAATTCTGCTAAGGCTTCATCACCAATGAAGCGAGGAATAAAAATACCTCCCTGCCCTAAGGCTTCCGAAAGCTCGTAAATGTTATTGTATTGTTTGTCTTTGTATTTATAGGTTGTATTCACGGCCCGCCTCCTTAGTTAAACACAATTTCGACTTTATATTTTTTCCCCACATTAGCAGCGGTAAACATGCTTGATATATTTGACGGTACACGTTGCACAAAGGTATAAAATCCTACTAAGTCACCTTGATATGATATTTTGCCTACTGTCAAATTAACAGTAACACCCGTTTCAAGCGGGGTGATGTTAAGGCTGATATTGCGACTACCGCTCGTAACACCATCCTCCTTAAATGCAACGTCAAGCCAACCGCCGTAATAAGACAATATTACCAAGGTTACCGCTCTACCATCATGCGTAACATTACCTGTAATCTCACCATAGTTGCCATTGTTGCGACTATACCCATATTGACCGCTCCGCTGTCCCATGGTCATGATAAAGGCATTATTCCCGGTGTCCCCGCCACTGCCAGCAGATTTTTTAACAAACATCATCCTATTAAGTCCCATGGTTGTCACCTCATGTCAGCTTATTAGCCTGCACGATGCTGGTCAGGCTGCCGTAGCTGTCCTTGGTCATAAGGATGTTGAGCAGCAGACCTGCGCTGGTGATAGCCACATCCGATGCCTCGCCGATATACTTAACCGTGCCGCCGTTGGTGATGGCCAGCGCATAATCACCGCTGGCAGTGATGTAGGCCGTAAACACCGTTGACTGATTGCTACTGAGCAATGCTGATAACGTCGCAAGGTTAAGAGTAAACGCTCCTGTTGCATAATAAGATGCTGCTGACGTAGATGGGCTGACGGATGATGTGCTACTGTTAGGCGTTGTATACTGCTCATAACCAAGAGTTGCCAAATTAAACGTCTGCTGCGCTCGCCACACGTTTTGACCGGATGTTTTGACGTAGCCATCCAAAGACTGATGCTGCGTCAGATAACCAGCGTCGTTGACAAACGCTGACACATATGTCGGTACGGTCGGTATAATCGGCTTATCGCTCAAATCATTATAGCTACCGCTTGTTGCCACAGCCGCCAACCCTGTAATCATGCTGGCAGGATGTGTAGCAGGGTGCGTGTAGACTGTATCAGTGAATTTAGCGTTGGCAGGTACGGATGCCTCGATGGTGTAGCCGTTAATTTTGCCGATAAAATTAGGGGCGGTAATGGAAGCGGGGAATGTAGCCTCCTGCGAAGTATTGTAACTGTACAAATGCCCATCTTGCGCCATGTTGCTCGGAGTATGCCACCCGAAACCGCCAAAGCCCATGATTTTAATAATGGCTAATCCCTTGTGTTTTGTGTTAACCTCAGTACAGCCGAACGTAAGTCTAATAATACCATACTGACGTGACGGCTGATTGCCATAAGTTTCAAAAGTTCGCGTATTAATGATGTTGTAACCACTCCAACCACTGACGGGTACTTTATCCGCAAAAACTTCAAATACCGTTGGAGAGGATTCCAATGCAGCGTCGATTGTGCAATAACAGCCGCTGTTGCCTCCTGTACTTAGTTCGATAACAAATTTATTTAAAGCAGTATACGTATCAAACACATCGCTGTCTATGGTAACTCGTATCATATCATCTACAGATGGTGGACGGCTCTTTTCGCCACCAGCGTACAAATAATTATTGCCTACCGAAAATAATCTAACTTTTGCACTATCTGCCAAAGGATACTCAACCCATGTTTCTCCAGCATCCTCACTGTATTCAACTGTAATGCCTGCAGCCTTGCCAAACGCAAAACGATTAGCACCTAAACTAGAAATCATAGCTCCGTCGATAGGACTATAACCAGCAGAAATATTACGTCCACCCCATTCAAGGTTAGCCTCATAAATTTTATCGGTTTTGGCCATCTTTTTATCCAGCTCCGCCTGGATGACCTTATTCTGTACTGGATTGGTACTGCTGGCGCTGAGTGAGCTGTCAATGGTAACTTTAGGCAGCAGGCCTACAATCGGATTGCCGTCCGCACCTGTTGCCTTTACTCCGTCTGCCAAATCGGCAGCGGTGACGGTATCACCAGTAAGGTCTACCAAGGTGTTACCGCCATATATAACTTTATTTACTGCCATTTTTTTCACTCCTTAGCCTATGGTAACGGTCTTGCCGCCCTGCGGATTGTCGCTCTCATTGTAGGGTATCGGCTCTACGGTAACTTGTGACAAATAATTAAATCCCTGCGCGCTGTCGGGCAAAATAGTCTGCGCTGTTGTCTTAGGGGTAGCGGTCTTAGCCTGCGCCTTGGCACTCTCTGTGCCAGACATTGTACCTGTTACGCCTAAAATGCTTACGCCAGCTCTGATGTTGGTTGCAATAATCTTAGCCTGCTCCGTGGTACTGATTGCTACCTTACCTGCGCCGTCATGATAGCCAATAGGCACGGTGTAGCTGTCAGCTTTTTTGCTGATCACGCCGCTAACAGCTCCATTGTTCTTCATCTCGCCTGTGATTTTTACGCCATTGACATAGGCTGTCTTTCCGGCGAGGATTTCTGCACCTGCCGCTGTCGCGTCGGATGTGTCGGCATTAAAAGTACACGTACCTACAATCGGCGCACCACTTTTATCGTGAGCAGTATATGTGCTCAATATCTTATCTGCTGTAACAGTATCAGCGGTTAAGTCGATTAATGTTTTTCCTCCATACACTACTTTAGAGATGTTTTTTTCAGCCATAATTTACTTCGACCTCGCTTCCTATGTATGCCGTAATTCCATCGGATAAATTGGATGTTTCAAAATATGGAATTTTTTCGACAGTAATATTTTTTGTTAATTGTTTGTTTGCCGTCGGCAATATCTGCACTTCATGAGCTTCGGAGTGTACCGTATAAGCTCCGTCATAAATATCAGCACCGATATTCCGTGCTGACAACATCCCATGTAGGTTCCCTTTGTTCGGTGACAAATTGCCATGCAGCTCACCTTTCGCAGCCGTCAGCGTACCATGTAACCTCATTAGTATGTAACCTCCTCCATTAAGAGTAACTCATGCGGCGGAATAACTGTATCAACGTAGCCATCAGCACGGCGAAGCTCAATGTCATATACATAAGCTCCAAACGCTAACCCTTCGGTATCTGCTGGCTTAATATCAAGCTCACCATTAACGATAACTTTTTGCAGAACGATAGTCGGGTTACGTACTGTGCGACGAAGCGTAAATGTTAATACATCGCTGTCAGTCAGTTCAACATTCCTGCCGTTAATATCGGTGATGCTAATGTTAAAAACACCGCTATCACCTCTAATCATTCTGATATTGTTGTCATCAACTTTAAACACCGCTATCACCTCTTACAATTCTATATTGTTGAGTTCAAAAACAGCTTTGCAAGATTCTACTTCAGCCTGTTTTTTCCAGCCTGCTTGTTTACAATCTCCTATATGTATGCTTAAGTCAGCTAACCACTGTAACACTTGACTAGCACTAAGATATTGAATTGTCTTTTCTTTTTCTCCGTCTTTATAACCACGAACCGGGCACCCAATGGAATATTTTTTTGCAAATTGTTCCGTGTTTACATTAAGAGCAATGCCTTGCATTGTGATCTGCGTTTCTAAATCGCTGTCATATGTTACTTTTTCTCCGCTTGCTTCACTAACAAAACCGCCAGTAATTTTTCTTGCAGTCCAATCATTAATCTCTTTTAGCTTAAGTTTTTTCTGAAAAGCTAAAACAACAGCTTCATCATCTTTCGGAAAAACAACATCACCGTTTTCATCAAGAGAAAAATCGGTAGGAGTAGCAGAAGAACTAATATTCTTGATGACATACTCGTCAACGCCGTTATCCATGCCTGCAATGTAGTTTTTTAAAGAATCTTCGGAAATACTAATAGCAATACCTTTTTTGTTTTTAAACAAATAAAACATTTATTTCACCTCTTTAATACTTAACTCCATAAATTTCAATGATAGAGCTGTTTTGGGATGCATTGTACCAAATAGTATCTGTCGAAAGAAGGTGAGTAGTTGTTCCAGATTGCACCCCTGAATACAGGCACCAATAAGAGATATAGTCATTAATAAGATAAAAACTATATCCTTCAGAAAATGCTTTTTGTAAATTCCAAACATCGTGCAATTCGTATTTAATATCACTACCAGTATCGCCACTTCCAACCACCAAAATCTTATCATACAGTGTGTAAGATTCTTTAAGCATTATTGTACTGCTCGTTCTGTCACTTCCGCCCGACGTTGTCGGGAAAGAAGCATCACCGCCATAAGCTCTAATGCCTGTAGAAGTATTATTAATATTTCTTACATCTGTACCACCATTTCTTGTTTTCATTGTGTCCCAATCAATCAACGCTACAAGGGTAGGCGTAGTGTTTCCTGTCAGTTTATCTAACAAATCTGTCTTAACAAAAGCAAAATCATCACTCCCTACACTAGAGATATTTTTATTGAAGCTGTTATAACTAGGGAATACATGAATTTTCTCTAGCTTACCTGTTGTACTTGCCATTTTTTACCTCCTTATAAATCACTCACCGTTGCAGTCAACTCATTAATATCAGTGCCCCAACTAAATGTAACACCATCAACAGAATCAGAAATATTAAGGGTCAGATTATACGTTTTCCCTGATGTAACAGCAACTATACTGTGCATGTCTTGGTGGTCGGAGTTACCTTCATCCTCAAGATAGGATTCGCTATAACCATTACCCCATATTTTTTTTTGTGCTGTTGTTTATAACAGAAATTGCATAGCTATCCTCTTCTTCCATTGGTGCATCCGCTGTTAAGCAATCTGCATCAACTTTAATTTTTGTAATACCAGTTGGAACAGTGAAGGATGTAGAGGTTTCAGAAGAACTAAAGTGCTTTTCTCCTGTTATTACAGATATAAATTTCACTTCTAGCACTTCTATTGCCCCATATTGCACGTTATAGACCGCAGTATGTAAAACTCCACTACTATCAATATATTCAAATGTAAGCTTCTCTTTACTGCCCCATGTTTTAAAGGACAGAGAGAATACTCCTAATTGATTAGTATGATGTGTTTCTCCATTAACTGTAACTGTGCTTACCATAATAACATTATCATCTAAATAGCATTTACATGTCAATTCAGCTTTTTTATTTATTGTAGGTATATATGGTGTTGCTCCACCATATTCAATAATAACAAAACCTTGTGTTCCGTCACTCACTCTAAATCTTTTTGCACGGGCACGGTCATTACTATAAAAGGTGTTTTTACCACCTGCACCTACAACAATTTGGATAGTGCTATTCGGAGTTACCTCAACCTCTGCATTGGCAACATAAGCACCACTATTTCCTGCAACACCAATTTGGTTAGAAGCACCATCAGTGTCATAAAAATGATAAGAGCCACCGCCTGCACCATATATGTTAAACGATTCAAAGGTTCCTGTAGATGTATAGGTTACACTATCTTTCGTTCCTAATACATTAGCATAGTAATACCCAACTTTATCCATTACATTTGCTAAAGTAGTATTACCATTCTTGTTAAGTAAAAAACCATATCCATGTACAGAAAAATCTCTGTTTCTAGCGGTAACATATTTCCCTCTTACGCCGTTTTTAGAAGCAGCAGGCTGATTAACAGTCATTACATCACCGCTTCTTAAAGTAGCAGTTGCTCCTTGTCCTCCGGAAATAACATAACTGCCAACTTTCGTATCTCCGCCGTTTCCTGCTTGCATATCCAACGTGGGGCAGGAATTATAAGCACCAACAGTAATACCGCCTGCTCCACCACCACAACCAGTAACATATATTTTTGTAACGCCAGCAGGAACTCTCAAACTGTAAGTACCTACATTTTTATAGACAAGCATTGTACGCTTTAACGTAACTACATCTTTATACAGTAGATACTTTGAGCCGTCTTTTTTTTGCATCTCAAAAACAGTTTTTGGAATACTACTCATTTTTTTGGAATATGTATCTTTATCAACCTTATAAGATAAAATACAAAATCCGTCTACACCATTACCACCTGTACTTCCTTGCGTATTATTTGAAGTACCAACAGGAGAACCACCATTAGAATAATTAGTACTACTGGAAGCAGTATACTTCCCACCTCTAGCGGTTACACCTAATGCAGAAGAAGCCTCTCCTGTTGCACCATAAACATAATCAGAATTGTAAGCTGTTACACCTTCTCCACCTTTTCCACCAGCACCAATAGTAACAGTGTACTGCGTTCCGGGTATAACACTAATAACTCTTGTTACACGTTCTCCATAACCTATAGCCATTTCTACATCACCCCTTTTATTGCTCCCCAAAACTCTCGCAAGTAATTACAATGACATAATTCTCCATTTTTTTGCACCGCAATGGGACAAATGCAACGGCAAATATCCAAATGCTCGCAAGTTTTGCATTTAACAGGCAGAAGTTCCTCAAAAATTTTTCTATGTTTTTCTTGCAACTCTATAAAGTTATCTGTAATATGTCCAACAATTCTGTCGGTGTTGTGACACAGCATAACTTCTCCATTAAAATTTACACTAAGACTTACAACAGCAGGACGGCAAGGGGGATAAGGATATTCATAAAATTCTTCTTTGTCAAAATTCCTTACACGCAAAATTTTAGAGGAAAACCAATGTCTTGCATAAGGTGCAATTTTACTATCAGAATTAGCAAGTAACCATAAATTTTTGACTGCTTTTCTTACTGCATTCGGTTTAAACTCATACAAATCCAATGGAGTATTCTCACTTAATACATTCATAACCCCACAAGTAATTTCAGTTTCGGGAAAAGTGTAATGTAGCCAATCAAAAGCTTCTACCATATTATCATTAATAGCATTAAAAACAGTATTCACTGTTCTTTTCCTTATACGTAAAAATTTCTTGCAAGCTTCTTTACTAGGTACTGCATTTCTCGCCGCTCTTGCATTTGGTGCATCATAGCTCATAATAAACCAAATATTATTCTCATTGCAGAAGTCAACTATTTCATCATTTAAAAGTAATCCGTTGCTGAAAATTCTATAGCTGACATTCTTTACTCCATTTTTCTTAAATTCAAGCACAAGCTTCTTAATGGTTTCCCAATAAAGTAAAGGCTCTCCGCCCCAAAAATATAAGCGACGAGGATTATTTTCAGCGTACTTCCAAGGCAGGTTACTCCACATAACTATAAAGTCTTTAACATCTTGCGATAACTCTTTTCCATGCGGAGAAAGATTAAAGCAAATTTTAATAGGTGTTTGAACACAATGTCTGCATGACATATTGCAAGCAGCACCAAGGAAAAGATAAATAGCACCCAGGTCATTAAGCTCATGTATTTTTTCACTAAAATTTTTCATAAGCACTTTAGTTGCCTTCGCCGCCGCTTGATTCGCCAACGCTACCGCTACTGCCACTGTCATTGTAGTTTCTTCCGTAACCGCCAGCACCAGCCCCTGAAATCTCTACGGTAATTTCAGTAACGCCTTCCGGAACAGTAAAGGTATAAGTTCCAGCATTGCTCCACGATGTAATTACATCTACCTTATTAGCCATAATTTACCTCTTATTCTGTATAGGTAATCATTGTTACACCTACACTATCAATACCTAGATTTCTTCTTGCAGCTTCGGCGGTTGTAGCTCCTGTGCCACCATTAGCAATAGGCAACGCTCCGTTTGTATTACCTAAACCCAAAACATAACGAACACCAGCAACAGTAGTTTGTCCTGTACCGCCACCAGCAATAGGAAGAACTTTATATGTAGCATCGCCGCATAACGCCATATCCTGCTTTCCTGCCGCCGGAATTGGCGCAAGTCCTGCTTTACCAGAACTGTAATATGTTGCACCTGTCATATTAGCGATATTAATATTGCCACTAGAATCAGGTTTTATATTATTCACAGAACGAACAAATTTAGCTTTAATCTGTCCTAAAAAATAGCTTAATCCGTCAAGATCAATTAATTTTTGCAAGTTAGCCATTATGCCAGCTCCTTTGTAATCAAATTCTGAATTTCAACATTTGTTGCTGTCTGTAACCTATAAGCTCGTGGAATAACTTCCCAGGCTACCGAACCGTCTACATAAGTTGCACCGATTGTAGCTCTGCTAAAATCCGGTTCACTTACAGCAGTATCACCGCCAACAATACAAGCTAGAACAACACTTTTAGGCAAGTTTGGTGATAACACAATGTCACCATTTGCATAAGATGTACTGTTCTTGCGAATGTTTAAGCTGTTAAAAAGGTACTGGCTTTTTAAATCGCTCACATTTTGCAATTTGTTAAAGTATTCAAGCGGCGGTGCTTCTCCTTTGTCAAGATACCCCCAGCCACGCAAGTAATCAAGCTCTGGCCAAGAATCAATCATTTCACCAATGCTTGCGCTACTACCAAAAATCAAATCAAAAGTAGGCTGTTTCATTACCATTATTCAACAAGTCCCCCTTTCACCTTTATAATCCTTGCGAATGTTCCTTGATTAAAGCCTTTAAACCTATAGGGATTTTCTCCGCTTCTGCTAAAACCAAATGTATTCGCAGCATCAAAAGAATAGACATAAATAACGCCGATGCCTGCGCCACGGATAATAAGATTCAGTGCATCAATCAAACGGCTTTCCTTGCTGGTTACTACACGCCCTATTCCTATGCGCATTTTGGCATTTCCTGCATTAACGGCGGAAACACGTTCGACATTAAAAACATTCTTTATGCTATGTATTGTGCTAACACGCGAGCAGTCCGTGGTGTTTTTTTTAATTTTAGAGATAACAGCAAGGCGATAATGCTGGTCGTTTAAGTCGCTGGATGTAAGATAATTATCATACATACGTCTAAACGGAGCTTGTCCGAATCCCATGTTGCCATGATCAGGAAAACCAAAAAAATCCATTGCAATAGCATTTTCAACACGGCGAGTAATATCAGCGACTTCACCGCACATATCAAGCTGCTTACCAACTGCCGTATCTGGCCATATCTGTGTCCTTATCTGCTCCCTTACTTTATCTATGCTGTCGAGTTCATTTCCAACGGCATTAAGAAAAGCTTTAATGTTAGGCTTGTTGCGAAACTGACTTAACAAATGGTTATACATTCTTTCGCTTGTAGTCATGGTTACAACTCCAAAGCTACAGTAACATTAGCAAGCTTTGTTACTGCTAGCTCACTACGTTCAATCGAAATGTTTTCCTGCTTATACGTTTGACCGTCTTTAGACACGCTGCACTCAATATAGCTAATACCGTCAACACCGCTGTAAATAGGACCAAGCAAACGCTGATAAATAACATCATTACCCATCGACAGCTTGCCAATCTGTTCGACAACGATATTTTTAATTTTGTCGATTGCATCACCAGGTAAAATTTCTTCGTTATATTCTTTAATGACAACTTTGACATAAATCTGTACCTCGTGCGGACGGCTAAAGCATACATCTTGCTCTGCACCCTCGCTGTCCTCAATGCGAACGCAAATATCGCCGTTTGTATCAATGCCTAAAGGTGCAACATTTAAGATAGTGCGAGCAATAGCTTCTTCATCACCACCGAAAACAATAGCCTGGAAAGAATGAGGTTTTAAGCCATCAACTGTTTCATCAGTGCGGTTTTCATAAATAGTTACGCTGGTAACATCCTGCAATTCCAGCAAGGCAGCCTTAATACTTTCTTTCATTCCTATGCTGTTTCTGAACACAGCAGACGCATACCGCTGACGAACTTCGGATGCTGTTTCATAGTCACGACCTACATATGTTTCAGATTCGTTGCTAACAGAAAACCAGCCGTCATAATTTGTGTTGATGTAATTTACACTATTTAGCAAAGGTTCGATTTCTCCGTATTCTTCACAGTCAAAACGAATAGGACTTCCAACCTGCGTTACTACAAATGATTCGTTAGGCACAACCACAGCTCCATATCGCCTGTCGGAGCGTTCAAAAACCAGCTTACCTTCAACAATACTGCCTTGCCACTTTTCAACGCTCTGAGAAGCCAAGGCAACAGCGACAACCAACGCAGTATCATTTTCTTGTGCTGTGTACTTTATAACTGCATCATTATCAAACTGTACACTGTAAATTTTTCCTTTAGTTGGTGTTTCAACTTCAAGTGTAACGTGAACACAGTCATTAAGAGTGATCGTGCTTTCTTCGATAATATTCCATTTGTAGCCGGAAACATCTTTAATCTGGCAGTTAGCAGGAAGAACCATTCCGATGCGTCCATAACAAACAGCATAAAGATAGCTTGCCTGAGCTTTCTTGCGCTGCACATTGGTGTAAGCAAGCGTATTGTCTAAGCTGCCTTCACTGGCACTAATCGGCGAGCGGTCATAATAATCACGCTCTAAAAGCTGCCACATTCTGTCAAGCTCAGCAGCATACACACCAACGAGAACGCCTATCATGCTGTTAGGCTGACGGCTAACTGTCGAGCCTAAATTTTGCTCCAAGCTTTTAAAAATATCTTCTCTTATCTCCGGCAAACGCTTTCTGACAAAACCGTTAACTGTTACTCCGTACTCCATAGCCTAAAACCTCCTTCCTTACAATCATGCCGTATTCAGTTTCCGCTTCATAGCTTAACAACATTTTTCGTGTAGCAGATTCAAAATCAATATCAATGCTGACTAAATTGCTTACTCCGTCAACCTTTAAAATCTGCTCACGGAAAAGCTCTCTAATCAGCGTAAAATTAGGATTTTTTACAAGCACATATTCGAGATAAGGTACGCCATGCGTAACGTCTAAAAACCATTCGCCAAGAAAAGTAAGCAACTGTATTTTTATCTGCTGTGCTACACGCTCAACATCATCAATAAACATTACATCTCCATTAAGTGCAAGATCATGTGTCTTTGCGTTTAAAGCAAGGTCAAGCATTGCTGACACCTCCTAAATAACTAGGAACATATATATCCAAGCCGTTCTCTTGAATTTGTGTAAGCAAACCACAATCAATATAAAGCTTTTCAACAATCGCTTTCTTATCGGGTGTTTTTACAACATTACCTCTATCCTCTACAAGGCAAATAAAATCCATCTTGCTGTTACCTTGCCAGAACGATTCCGCATAATTATTAATATTCGTAGCTTCTGTAGCTCTAGCTGTCAAAATATCTTTGATAACAGAATCAAGCTCCGGCTGTTCAGCATCAACAATCTTTTCGCCAGCACTGCCTTCTGCCTGTGCCGATGCTTCAGATGTAGTATATCTGATTTTATCTGCAAGATTTTCTTTCAGCCATTCCCACGCATACCAATACGGCGTTAAATCAATACTGCCTACATCAGCATTGTATTTAATTCCGTATTTTTCATCATCTTCACACTTTAACGCCGCTTTTGTCTGCGATACATAAGCGCCACGAATAACAGCACGAACAGCATCAGACACACTATCAGCATTACTAAAATAACTATCAATAGCTTTTTCAATCTGGACAAAATACGTCCACGAGCTTGTCAGCGTAGGAAACGCTACAATGCAAGCTCCTTTCTGCTTTTTGTAGGCTATTATAACTTCTTCTTTTTTCATTATTTTTTACCTCAGTGCGACGAACTTGTTTCACCATGCGGAGCTGTGTGAGTATGTCCGATAAGGCTAATGCCGCCGCCAAGCACGTCACCGCTGCATGTTATCGAACCTTGAACATTAATATTTCCGACAACATTAATCGTGTTGCCAGGTGTAAGGCTTATTTTCGTACCGCCGTTAATAACTTCAACATTTTCGGCAGATATTGACTGTAACGGCATCATTCCAACAAAACAAAAGCCGTCAGTCAAATCATATTGTCGAGGATCATGGTTATCATCGGTTCCAGCACCAAGCCATTCATCAATGCTGCGTTCTGAAAAAACAATTAAGCAACTATCGCCAGGCTTTACAGGATAAGTAATCTGTGCAGCTCCTGCGTGTGGCATAAAAACAGGAACGCCGTCAATAACAGGATATTCAAGCACCCTATCATCTGCTGTGTATTTCTTTAGCGTTGACTTCACGCTGGCAAGGCAAGTAGAAGCATCAAATGACAAGACTATACCAGGCAAGCAGGTGTGAATGCTGCCTATTTTTTGCTGCATAAGATTTTCCAATCCTTCCAGCGTATCTGCTGTTGCATCAAGGCTCATATATAATCACTCCTTCGGTACAATCTCATACACTTCAAGCTCCGTATACCAATTCTGTCCGCTATACGAGCCGTTATGCTTTAAGCTTTCTATTTTGAACCACCCTTTTATTTCCTGCGAATCAATGTAAACCAAATCTCCCGGATTTAATACAGGCTGCAAAAGGCATTTAACATTCCAGCCTGCTTTTTTATCCCTTTTAGGTTGGGTAGTCTTTTTACTTGTTTTTTGCTTTGCCGCTTTTGTTGGACCTTTAAGAAGTTTTTCAACAAAACCAATTAATCCGCTTTCAGGAGTAAGCTTTATAGCCTGCACATTGGTGTTGCCGCCTTGCTTAATAATCTGCAAGGTATTGTTTTGAATACTCCATTCTAAATCAGTGCCAGCACAAACTTTGTCAAGACACTCACGTCCTGCACCGACAAAAGAAAATCCATTGGCAAACGTCGTAAACTCACAATCATCAGCATACGTCACTACAAGTCCCATATCTGCTGCAACATCGTCAAGAGCTTTCTTCCTACTAACATCTTTAGCATAAGACAAGGACACGATGCTATCACGAATAGCAACGTGCCCATCATAAAGCTTCATCTCTGTTACTTTGTCAGAACCGCTCATATAGGAATAGCAGTCAGTTACCCAGCCGATGAAAATTCTTTTTAATCCAGCGTCCTCGCTGTACCCCACTTCAAGGATACAGATTGTATCTGCTCTTTCCAATTTATCGGCAGTTGCTTTTGACAAGTTATAAATTTTCAGTGAACAGGAATTGCTTTGCTTAGCAAGACTTTTTGCAATGTCAAACTCAATCTCTAATCCTTGTTCTTTCGCCTTTGCTTCAATAACAACACCGTCCGAACCTTGTACGCCTAGAGTAATTTTATAGATGCGGTCAAACTGTGCCATGGTTAACCTCCATAAAATTCATCTTCTGTACAATACACGAGCGTTGCTGCTCCGTTTTGAAAATCATCTCTGCCTACACTTTCTTTGTCCGTTAAGACAAGTAATTCTCCCCTCGGAGCATTACTTTTGTGATGGTTTATTAGCAAGGGAAATTTCGGCACAACGCAAGCGTTTGCAAGAATTACATTGTTGTTAGCGTCCCAAAGGTGCAATGCCCAAAATTGCCCTTCATGGTTCCAGCACATTCTTACTTTATATTTCTCGCCGTCAAAAGGAACGCTAAAAACAACATCATTGCCGTCAGCAAAATTAATCGTAATCATGTTACCTCCTAAAACAGCAAGCCTAATCCGCTTTTAATATTATCTACTCCGCCAGCAAGCCAGCTTTTATTTGTTGAAGTTTCGTTTCCTAGAGAATCACTAATACCACTAGAACTGTTACTGTCAGGAATGTTAGCAGAACCTCCACCAACGTCAACAGAAGATGTTTTTGCTGCGCCTGCGTTTGCTGCAGTTTCTCCTGCATTTTCCTCTTGCGATGCAGTAACGACATTCTCCGGTATCGTTGTTGTCTGCGTTGTTACCTTAACAATCTGCTGAAAAGATAAGTCAACATAAATAATGCTTTTTGACGAATCCGGCTTGCTCACCCGGCAAGATGTCATAACCATGTTGTCATACTTCTTTTCAGGACGAATGATTGTTACAGGCTCTTTCTTATCTCTGATTTCCTCTAAAAGCTGTAGACCGTTAGCAAATTTCTTTTCTCCCCACCCATTCTTATAGAACCACGTTACCGGAGTAGACGAAATGCCGACAGTCATTGTCAATTTTAAAGGCTTGTTGACAATATGGTCAGCAATTTCAAAGCCTGTTTCTACCGGGTGTCCTGTTACGTCCTGATCATAGGTGTATTCAAAAGATTTTACTATATCAACCTTCAGAGAACCAACTTGCGTAGGATTTTTAATGTTGTAACCTAAAATATCTGCCAGCATATTACTTCGCCTCGCTTAAAGGAAAGTAGTTAGCAACTGGCCAGCCGTTATTGCGACTAACAACATTGCCTACCGCAGTTGCTGTAGCTTCCGGGGAAGTGCTGGCAGTTGTAACTTGAATGTAATTCGTCGTATTACCGCTATTGGAAATGTTAGAAGAAGTGTTCGTGGTAGTCGAATTACCTAACAAACGGTTTACGGCAGTGCTGCCAAAATCTGAAATAGGATTAATGATATTGTTGTTCACAAAATCTTTTACGCCTTGCATGATGTTTAACTTGCTGATTAATTGGTCAACCCACTTAATAGCGTCTTTTACCCACTTAATCATGTTGTAAAAAAAGCCAGTTATTAGCTGCCATCCCGAATTTATTGTATCGGCAAAAAACGTAGCCAATACTGTTAAGCTGTCTTGTATAAACCTGAAAGCGTTAACAAACAGCATAATCACTCCGGCGATAACATAGCCTATCGCAGCAAGACCGGAAACAAAAGCATTGCCTATTCCTTCCCACAGCCAAGAAGTTAAATTCCAAATGCCTTCAAACGCTAATTTAAATAACTCATAAATAAGCTTAGGCACAAAAGCGATAGCTGTTCCAATATCACTAAACCATTGAATAACGCTATCTTTAAAGTTAATGAATTTATTTTTTATAGGCTCAAAATCTCCAAACCAGCGTTTCATCATTGTATCTGCCTTCGGGTCAGTTACCCACTTGTAAAAATCCTGTATAAGCAAAACAACAAGAGCAATCGCAGCTGCAATCAAAAGGAATTTACCCATTAACAGCATTTGCATAGCCGCTCCCCTTCGTGTCTGACTGTTAAATGCTATTTGCGCCCCGGTTGCCAAGATTAAAGCATCTCGCATAGCGACAATCCACTTCACGGCAGTTCCGATCATCATCACAAAACTGCTCCATTTTGCCATGCCAAAAAGAATGCCTGCATAAATCGCTGCAATTTGCAGACCGGAAATAAAGTTATCAAGATTAATATTCTCGATGTAGTCTGCAAATTTTGCCATGCGTTTCGCTATGCCGTCAATAATGCCCGTCTTGTCCTCAAATTCTTTGAAAAATTTTCCAATCGCATTTTGCATTTTGTTGGTTGCCTGTCCAACAGTCCAAGGCATTTTACCTAACTCCATTTTTAAACGGTCAGATTGCCCACGAATAGCATTAAAAACATCTTGTGCAGTTAATTTGCCTTCGCTGCCCATCTGTCTTAACTGTCCGATTGTAGTGCCCATACCTTCGGCAATAGCTTTTGCAAGTCTAGGAGCTTGCTCCATAATGGAGTTTAATTCATCACCACGCAACGTGCCGGAACCCAAAGCCTGACCTAACTGTACCAACGCAGCTTGCTGAGATGAAGCATCACCGCCACCAAGCAACATTGCGTTTGAAACATCTTCGGTGAACAGCAAAATGTCTTTAGTGCTTTTCTTCAGCTCCTGCGCATTACGTGCAACAGATGTATAAAGCTCAGCCGTAGACTTATATTGCTGACGAGTACGGCTTGCAATATTGTAAATCTCTTTTTGAACAGCTTTTGATTCCTGCTGGCTTTTGGTTACGTTGTTTACCTGACCTTCAATAACCTTCCATTCGTCAATCGTTTTAACGATGCTTCCAAGAGTTAGTGAAACGCCAGCAAACATAGCCAGACCGCTTAGCTTAGAAAATAAACTATCTACTTTATTGCCAGCTTTATCAGCAGAATCGCCAACACGTTCAAGTCCTGTTTTAACTTTTTTGGTTGTCTGCTCTACTTGCTTAACATTTGAGTTATTTACTTTGAAGCCAATCGCAATAGCTAAACTTCTTACGTCCACGGCGTATCAGCTCCTTTCTTTTTAGGGTGGTCAAGATAATATCTTTGTACATCACTCTGCATATCAAGCAGAGCGTTTATTTTGCACAAATCGCCTAAAGTTACAGTGCCTTCTTTTATTTCTGTAACAGTAACTACCTTAGCCAACACTGGCCGCCAAATAAAAGATTCAGCGGTTAGTGTTGGCGATAAGGTGCCGGGAATTTCTACTTGCTCACCAACATCTCGCGGACTCCAGAGAGGTTGGGAATTAAAGCGAAAAAATCTCCGAAATTTACCTCAATAATAAATTTTTCAAGCTTAAGCAGTTCAACAAGCTTACCAGTAAAAAGCTCATTGATAACATCTTCTGTCAGCATAACAGCTTCTTCTTCGCCCTTGATCTTAACACTGATGTATTCAGCATCAAGCAGACGTTCAGAGAACTGTGCCAGCACTTCGCCATTAAAGCTTTCGCCCAACTGCGCAAGAATGGCACCGATATTGATTTGAGCACCTAATAATGCTTCTTTCATATTTTCCGTTTCACCGTTAGATGTTAAACCGCCTTTTAAAGCAGCAGTAATAGCTTTCTGTAAGTCACCATACAGTTTCAAGCCTTGCAACGGAGGAAAAGCACGAACATAAAAGGTATTCGCACCTATTTTCCTGTTCTTTACTTCAAATTTTGCCTGTCTCATTTTCTACTCCTTAGCTATGACCACCAACTAAAAATGCTTCGTCGGGAACAACAGCCATGAATACCCATTCACATTTTCCGTCAGAAGCAGATTTGCCACGTTGAAAGTTAGGCTTCTTAACAATCCATGCCTGATCGCTAACCATAACACTGTCACCGCTTAAATCCTTAATAACCAACGGCAACAAGCCTGCACCATTTTGATTGTCTGCATCTTGAATCAAGCTTAACGCTGCATTGCTGGAGCTGGACTGCAACAGAGTAACAGTAACTTGCTTTAAGACAGAGGACGGGTCAATACTGCGGACAATTTCCTGGTCACAGCCGACAATAGCGGAAATTCCGTCGCCTTGCGTTTCAACATTAATAAAAGTGCCTTCATCAACGCCAGTCAAGATAAGCGAGCCGAACAGCACCTTAACTTTCTTCGGGTCGTATGTTTTAACTCTTGCCATTTAATTGTCCTCCTTTAAGCCTTTTGAATAAGGTTCTCATAAGTCAAAGAACCATTAATGTTAACAGCATGGATAGCACCTGCAAGACGTGCGGTAAACCTTACATCGTCAAGAACTCTTTGTGCTTTCTTGTTTGCGCTAATATTAGCAGCTTTAGGAACTGTAATAGTGTAGCCAAGATTTCTGTTGCCATTATCATCATATTCAGTCGGAGCGATACCGCCACGGTCTTGACCAAGCTTCAGAACTTTATTCAGCACACCTTCGACAAGCGCAATGCCAGCATCAGTGTACGGCAATTTCTCACGATTAATAAGCATTGCAAATTCTTCTGTTTTAATGGTTTCGACAAGCCAGTCACGGAAACGGATAACATCAATCCATTCACCTGCACAAGTCTTGCCGTTTTGAGTAATGCTGACGTTCTCCGAGAAGTTTTCAAAGGTATTGTAGTTTTTGGCAGTCAATGCAAGATATTCTGTTTCGGTTAAATCATCATTTGAAATGCCGGAAAGCTTTTTGTTGGCCCAGGTTTCACCGCCTGGATATACAGTAAAGCATCTGGACATTACAGCTACTTCAGGAAATTCCTTTTCTGCTTCCTTATGATAAAAAACAAAAGTGCGATAATAATTTTTCGCTTTCAGCTTACTACCTGTATCTGTTGCAACGTCGGCTTGCAACGCATCAGCTTCGGCAACAGATGTACCATACAGCTTTGTATGAGCTTCAACCCATTCTGCCATTTCCATGATTTTTGCAGATGTACGGTCAACATAGCACAAGCCATACCAATCGTTGTCAACAGCACAAATCTTATTCATGTTATCAGCAGCGGAGCTATCAGAATTCATTCTGCCGATTTTAACTTTCTCATAATGCGGAATCTGGCTAAAAGCCTGTAATGCAGCTTTATACACAGCATCCTCAGCGTTCCAACCTAAATCTAAAAGCTGGTCAGCGTCCGTAATGGTCAATACATACGCCGGAGCAGCGTGCTCATGTGCAGATACAATCATCAGTGTATTAAAGCCATTGGATGAAATACCTGTTGTATTCAAAGCAATCTGCACATTGACTAATCTGTCGATATTTGCCATATTTTCATCTCCTTAATTTTCTAATTCTCCCATGATTTCAACTTTTACAATTTCATCATCTACAGCAGGGCGTTCTTCTTTATCCTTGCCGTTATTCGTAGTGCCGTTTATTTCTAATTTGTTAAACCATTCTGCACCCTGGCTAAGCAGCTCGCGGCAGTACGAAACAGTCAAATCAACCGACGCTCGTTCCTGCCACGTCCTGCCATCCAATGAAGTTGTAATGTCTTGCACTTGCTCGACACTGTTTATAGCCACATTTGCAGAATCATACAAGTTAATCATATCTGGCATTTCGAGATAAAGTTTAAGCTTCGACAGAAGTTCTACAGCACCATCGCCGATAGCTTGTATGTTTAACGTCGCTTCAATGATACCAGCATTGCTGTACTGTGCTGTTTCAGATAAAAAAACAACCTCGTTCCCTATACTGCGTTCAGCCAGAAGGTCAACGACGATGTTTAATTCATTTACAGCCGGAGGTTTCATTTTTGCTCTGCGAACCGGAATCGGATAATATATTTTTTGTAATACTGAAATAAAAAAATTCAATACGTCAGTACGAGTATTAGCTTCTTTCAAAATTCGCTCACCTCTACTGCATATGCACGGTAATGGTTAATAACATCACTTTGAAAAATATCGCTGGCAACCACTTCAAAAAGCTTTCCACGCCATTTAAAGCGGTCAGCCATTGTATTTGTTCGTTGGTCATCAACATAAAGTTCCTTGTCGGTATATACTTTTACCGCTCTAGCAGTCCTGCTACCTTCAGGAAGTAACATCATTTCATTAGCTTTAAGCGGCTGCACACTGGCTAACACTTTAAACTCTTGTGGTGTAGGATACATATAGGTTCCGTTGGCAAGCAGTTCAGGACTGCCGTTGTAACGCAGGACAGTTATCAGCTTTCTAAAACTACTCATGATTAGCACCTTTTCTTTCAATGACATAGCGAATTGATTGTCGCAGATGCCCGGTATCAATTAATGGTTTAGAACTTTTCTTGCGCTTTATTGTAGCAGGAGAGTTCGGGACAAACGGTCCGTCGACGATTTTTCTTTGAACCATACCTTGTACAACATTGCCCAACTGATTAAGAGCAGCGTTTGTTCCTAGTCCAAATACAGCACCATTGGCAACACGTTGAATCATTTTGTCAATCATAGGCAGATTTTCATCATACGCAGAACGCAGGAAAGAGCGTTGGGGCATATCGTCCAGTCCAAATTCATGTATCGCTGCAATAACAGCCAACGGCTGGTCAGTGTTGCGAATGCTTCCGCCTTTCCCTCGCCGTACAGCTTTGTCTTTAGCTTGTACACCAACCTTAACCACAACACCGTCAAGGTCTTTGTTTAGCGTTCGTATGATACGATTTAAACCTAAATCTTTATCCTCTACTCTACTCATAACGCATTATCCAATCTTGTTACTATCGGAACAACGCACATAGAGCGCAGACGTTTAAATTCAATGCCATAGTACGTCTTGTCCAACATATCGAAAGAAGCTGACTTGTCACCATATGAACGTTGTAAGTCACCTTCTTTTTCAGACGTTACAGAGCCTGTGATACCAACATCAGATGAGCCGTTTTCTCCATACTGCGCAATAAGCTGACGCAGGACAACGTGATGCGCCATAAGATAAACGAATGCTGTTATATACATATTGCCAAAAACACTTTCTGACAACATAGGCGAAACAAAATTAATGTAGACTTCTAATTCTTCATCAGTAAGAATCAGTTCGGGGCAGATAACAGAAAAAGCTTGCTTTATTTTATCTTTAGTTTCCGTTAACATTTTTCTTTGCCATGCTTACAAAAGCAAAAATAACGGAATAAATATCTTCTGCGGTTTCTGCGCCCTCTACATTAATATTGTATTTCTTAGCGAAAGCAGTCAAAGAACGCTTGCTGGATTCAGCGGACAGTCCTGCAAGGTCTGCTGCCATATCATCAACATTTGCTTCTTTAGCATTGCCTTTCTCAACAGTAATCATTTGTTCTTTGATGTAGGCTTTTACAATAATGTTTTCGCCCCATTCATCACCAACGATGCCGCACTGATCAGGCATGATATATTTACCGTCGATATTAATTACAGCTTTAGAGATGTTTTTAACTTTCATTCACTTTCCTCCTAAAAAAGAAAATGCCCTCTCATTCGAAAGGGCAGTATATAGTCAGATTAGATGCCAGAAGCCTTGTTCATGGACAGCGGATAGTAAATCAACACGCCAGCGGTACGAACTTCGCAAGGAACTTCAAATTCCAAGCCTTTTTGCTGAATAGTGTGCTGAGTGAACGGCAGCGGAACTTCCAGGGTTTGATGGTCCGCATCCTTAACGTATGCAATCATCATATCCAAGCCGCCTACACCTGCGCCAGCCAGCTCATTGGCTTTCAGCACAGTTACATCCGGGTTATTGCGTTTAAACACAGACAGGATAGAATCTGCGACTACATCAGAATAAGGGGTAGAAGCAATGTAGTTGTATTGATCCGGCGGCAGTACCAAGGTATTAGGATTTTCTACGTCGTTAGTCTGCTTGCTAACAGAATTGATAATGCCGTTCATATCACGCAGAATCTGCACAGCGGTTTTGTCTTTGAATTTGGGAGAAGAACCAGTACCACCAGCACCATCGGCAGCAACAGTGTAGTTGCCGATGTTAGGATTATCCAGCAAGCCTACAACGCCATGTTTAGCATCACCATGGAATGCAATGCGGTTAATATATTCGTCGAGAGCACGGCGAACAGCAATAGCCTTGCGAGCAGTCAGCGGTTTTCTTGCCATAGCAGCACGGCGCAAGTCCTGCATGGTGTAGCCATATGCTGCACCGCCAGCAATAACTTTAGCAATGTGTTCTTCAGCCAGTACATCTACACGAGTAAAGTCGGTTGCATAGTTGGCGATAGTCTTTGCCATGCCGACAGAACCCAAGGACTGATAGCTGATAGTGTCAGCGCCGGGGTCAACGTCAGAGGACATATCAAACAGTTTCAGCGCATTCAGATTAGCGAATTTCTGGTCATAGGTTTTTGCCTTTACAGCTTCGAGTTCTTTTGCGACAAAAATAGTATCGCCTGCGTCTTTACGCAAGCCGTCGCAACGCTCAATAACATTCAGGTCTAATTCATCATAGTGCATTTGAGTCATTACTATTTCACCTCTTCTTTTCTAATCAACCAATTTCGATAACTGCCAAGCCTGATTTATCGCAGGAAGTGATAAATTTGGCACCGCAGCCAAGAGCTTCGATAGTGCCAGCAGCAACAGTATCTTTAACAAAAGTGCCGTCAGCAAGCTTCAGATGAGCTTCGTCACCTGCGTTAACCGCACCTCCGGTAGTTACCCATACACGACCTTTAGTTACAACAGGAACAGTGTAATTCTGCGGATAATATTTTTTGCCAGCTTCAGGCGGCTCAATATGAGTATGCAGAGTAACGCCGATAACTTTCGCACCGTCACCGGATGCGGACGGAGATTTCACCTGATGCTCTGCGTCAGTGCCACGGATAACGGCGCAAGCAGCACCAATACCGTCAGCTTCTTCAACAGCAAAGGAATCTACAGTATGAGAGGACAAATCATACAGCGCACCAGCAAAAGCTTTGTCCATGGTTAATGCATAATTAGTAATTGCCATTGTATTCACCTCTTTCTTATTCTTCGCCGCGCATACGTGCAATCATGCGGCTACGTGCATCGTTAGCAGAATCATTCTTAGTTTCTTGCTTTTCAGCACCGCCTTTAGCTTTTACGGCTTGATTTTTTGCGTTATCATTGCGAAGCATCTCTTTAGCAGCAGAATATGCGCCGTTAATATAAGCATCAGATACACCGTCAAGCTTAAAGCTTTCACCGAATGCAGCTTTGACAATGCCTTCTTTTAACTCAGCGTTGGTCAAGCCATCGGTTTTTTCAACCTTAGCAATTTTAGCGGTTTCTTCCAGCTCCGCACGTTCCTGCATATCAGCCTTTACAGCTTCAACAGCCTCTTTTACAGCTTTCTCTTTTTCAGCGTCAGCAGCATCAACTTTAGCTTTCAAAGCATCACGCTCTGCGGTCATTGCATCAGCTTTAGCTTTTAAAGCGTCAGCATCAGCTTTAAGAGTGGTATTTTGTTCTTTTACAGTTTTAAGCTCAGTGTTAGCAGTATCAATCTTTACACGAGCGTTTTCTTCTTTGCTTTGCAAAGAGTTGACGTAGTTGGCAATTTTCTCGTCAACTTCAAAATCAACAGAATCAATTTTAATTTTCATTTTCGTTTCTACTCCTTCGATAATTTCATCACCGTCAAGATTAAGCCGTGCTTTTGCTCCGGCACGTGCCCTATCAACAACGGCTAAATGATTGATACGAATGTTACGCTGGATAGCATCATATTGCTGTCCGTCCGGTGTAGTGCCTGGAGTTTCTTCAACATCCACTCTGTAACCTAAAGACAAGCCACGCTTTTCACCGATAGCAGAGGGATTATGGATAACAATGTCACAGGCAATGTTTGTTTCGTCCTTCGGATAACCGCTGGACAAAATTGTGCCAATGGCTAAATCTTGTGCGGTATCACTGTTTACAATGCCGCTGGCAGGATGTCCTACCACAATAGGCTTGCCGACAAAACTTGCTTCGCTGTCAGTGTCAAACACTTCCTCCGGCGGTCTGTATTCTCGTCTAATAGTCCCGTCTGGCTGTTGGTAGATATAGATGCCAGTACGTGCCACGATTGGAGAATCACGCAAGAAGCCGTCAGCGTCAGTAACTGCACCGCTAACAAACATCCATGAATCAATGCGTTCATATCGTTGTACACTTCCCAAAAAATTCACCTCCTTATTTTGGGGTATATAAAAAGCATATGCAATTTGTCGCATATGCCTTCTAACTTAATTCTTTACTTTTCTTTACATCCACCCTACCCATTGGAACTGCTGTTGTCATGTTCCATTGCTCCAGGTCAATAACAGGTAATGCTACGCAACGGCAGTTATAATCCATACACGGATGATATTTTGGAGAAGGATAAACCTTTATGCCGTTGATTTCACCAACCTTGTCGCTGTTCCAATAGAAGTATTTCCCATCCATCTCAGCATGAGAAGGTCTGACACGTTCATCATGTGACGATGACCATTGATACACGCCTATACCGCAATCAACCTGCCTACGCATTGTTATAATGCCGTTCAGATTGCCTACCTCGTTCCTTGCGATAAATTTCGCCCGCTTGTCGGTAGTGTTAAGCAGCACCTTGATTTCTTCTTTAACTTCACTCATAGCAGTGCCACGCTGAACAGCATTGCTTACAATAATTTGCAGTTTTTCAATGTAGGTATTGACTATGCTGTCCACAAGCCTGCCCTGCTGTGCTTTCCATTCTGCTTTTACTGTATCAAGTAAAGCCGAATCATTTAAAAATACATCAACGCTGACTGCTTCTGCAAAAGCACTGATAACATTAGCATCGACAACGCTGGACACGCCAGCAAGAATAAGCTCTAATTCGCTTATAGCATCCTCGATAGTCATGCTCTTTAAAAGCTCGGCAAGTATCGCCTGAACAAAAGCATCTGTAACGGTGCTGTCATCGTCCTGGCGCAACGAATATGCCAACATAGGTATATTGTTATTCGTGGCACTTTTTAAACGTCTTACAACGGCTCTGAGGACGCGATAATAATCACGCTCAAAATTCTTTGGATATTTCGGACGCTTCTTTACTTTAAGGTAGCGTATTGATTTCTTCTGTTTCTTCATCATCTAAATCCAGCTCACTTTCTGTAACTGGAATATCGCCACGCTCTTTAAGGTATTGGCGAGCTTGCGTTGCATCTAACAGTTGATTATCAACTAGGTCAAAAACAAGCTTAACAACGGCGGCTCTTACTTCCGCCTGCGTCTTGTCAACGTTGGCTTGCTCCAAATCATTTAGCGGTTCGATTGCCTTAAACTTAATGCTCCACTTTTCAAGTTCCTTGCCGTTGGTCGGCCCTTCTTTCGCAAGCTGAATAAGTCTTACAAGATACTCTAACGCAGGACGAATCTTCCTGCGTTGAATACGTCTGACGGTATCGTAGTAAATCTGCAAGTCGCTCTTGCCTGTGCTGTTCATGCCAGCCGGAGAACGCCCAAACAAAACAGTAAAAGGATACCCGGTAACAGCGCATAAAGCCTGTTCAAACTCTTGAATAATATCCGTTAAACCTGTAAGCGGAATATTGAAAATGCCGTATTCATCTTCCTTGTCAACGGCTACACTGCCATTAATTCTACGTGAGTAGTCTATCAGTTCTAAACGCCGAATAACAGCTTGCGTGCCGTCTTCTCTTGCCAGCAGATTGCTTAAGCCTTCTAGCTTTAACAGTGATGTGCTAACCTTATCCATTATGTCGATTGTTTTATTCATTGCAGTTTTTACACGGTGCAGCGCAGCCGGAACACCATCCAGGCAGGATAAGCCAGCACCATTATTAGCAATGCGCTCTATCTTCGGCAGCATTTCGCCGTCAAAAATAAGCAGTCTGCTTCTGTGTACCTTAAACTGATTTCCGTTTGCTGGCGAAATCATGTAAAACTCCGGCTTGCCAAAGTTCGCATCTCGAATATCTGTATCAAGATAAATTGAGGTTGTGTCCGGGTAAATATCTCGCTTGTCAAAAACTTCTAATCCGTTAATCCTGCGTAAACGGTTGATATTAATAGGCTCGCTTAACTCCTGGCCATCGTCAGCAAGGATAAGAGCACAAGACATACCGAACAGTCTGTCCCAATATAAAGCCTCTGTAAGCTTTTCCTGAACAAACAGCGTTTCAAGTTCCTGCAAGATACAATCGTCAGAATCACCTTCGATTTCTATAAAATTCTTCATTGCATCATCGGCAACAAGCGTAACAATTCTGCGCACGAGAGCATTTCTGTACATTGTAGCCAATGTTAAGTCTGTGAGCTTTCGCTCATTTAACAGACCTTCATAATTGCGAGCTTTACGTGTAATGAAAGCATCTTTAAAGCCGCTATCTGCACGAATTGAATTATCTTTTCTTTTTACCATTATTCCTCCTAGCTCGTTAAGCCGCCCCAGCTGCGGGAGTTCATGAGCTTGTTAAATGCATCACTTGAAGCATCCACCATATCATCATGCTTGCTTTCCGGGAACGATTCAAGTTCTGACAGATACATATCATTCCATTCACTTTTAAGGACAAGGACGTTTCCTGCCTGCACCTGTGAAGCAAATGGAGTAGCACGAACCTCTTTGCTGCCTGTCGGCGATACAATCTCCACCGAGTAACCTGCAAGCATTGATACAAGGCTTTGAGCTTGCGCCTTGCCTGCCTGTCCTGGGTCTTGCGGTATCGTGATTTGTACGAATTTGTATTTACCCTGGTCTATTGCTGCCATGTTACGCAGAAGATTCCTAGCGTCATTCGCCTTTATCTGCTTGCGTTTTACATCAAGGACGATTACTCTGCCATCGTCAAGCAGTCCCATTAACACACCTGCTGTTGCGTCGGGGTCTGGATTGAGCGGCGTGGGTTCTGTTGCCGCTAAATCCCAGGAACGTGCATAAGCAACGATATTTTTCGGCACGACATCAACAAAGGTGAAGTTTTCTGTTTTAAAGTACATGCCAGCGGCAGGACGTATTTTCCAGTTACCATACAACAGACGTTCCTTGTCAATTTCTGCCAACGCTTTAAGGTTCGCCATGTATGACGGGTCTTTAGCCATTAAAACCTTGTTGTCTGTCAGTTTTGACGCTATAAAAGTAACAGACTTACATTCTTCAACATTAACGCCGTGTTCCTTTGCGAGTTCATGCGGATTACTTCCCCAATAAATTGTGTCATTCAATACGCACATATAACGCACAACACCGCTGCGCTCATAGATAGGATAGCCTGTGTCTTGATTAATCCACCAAGAAATAAAATCAGCTACCCAGCTATCGCTGTCCGGGTTGCACGTCGCTCTTACATAGGGTCGAATGCCACACGTCGAACGGTTACGAGAAAGCATGTACAAAAATTGGTGACGGCTAAAATGCGTCAGCTCGTCAAATGCTAGATAGCAGATTTCTGAGCCTTGCCAACCTTGTAAATCTTCGTCACGCTCCAAATGTGCAAAATGAATTCTTGCTCCGCTGGGACTAAAAAACCAATGTAGTTTTGGAGTTTTCTTGGGTTTTGCGCCTTGCACTTGTCCATATATTTTGTTAGCAGCATCCCACAAGCCGCCTGAAGCTGTGATTTGAGTATAATTTTTTCGGAACACAACGCCGCTAAATCCTGCTATATCTTTGTGCCTTAGCCCTTCCAGGAGAAGCGCAAAGGTTTTTCCGCCGCCAGCCGCTCCACCATAAATTACAATATCAGCAGAAGAACACATGAAAGCTGTTTGCGGTCCCGGTTGCGGAGTTAGATACAGAGGCTCAAATGTATCTCTGCCGTTATTTGGAATGTAGATAGATTGGTAAGCGTCTATTGTTTCAACGCTTGCATCTTCCGCCAGTGACAATATACCTCCGTCAGCTCCTGCTAATGTAGCCAGAGTGCGAATTGCGTTAACATCACTTTCTTTTAAAGCCTTGTTAAGCAACTTCGCTATCATTAAGGCTTGATAGTTTTGATCTTGCTCATCCAAGCCAAAAGCGTGTAAAAAGTTTTTTGCTTTATCGTCGTGTACTTGTGATTCAAGTATCGTTTTTGCTATCTGCTGTAAGTTCTTTTTCGCCCGTCTTATTTCGCCAGATTTTTTGCCACCAATAGTTCCTCTTTTTCTTGCTTCATCCTTGCTTCGGACAGGCCTTAAATTGCTAACATTTCCTCGTGCTGGCACATTAAAACACCTGTCCTTTCTTTAGATTTTATTTGCTGTCTACAAGGTAAAATTCTTTTCGCAGTTCGGCGTTTACCAAGAATTGTCCGCCGCATGAAGCAGTCTTTGTTTTTACTCCTGGCTTTTTAATTCCTCTAGCAGTCATACAAGAGTGTTCACCCTGAATAACTACAATAACGTCCTCTGTCCCTAAAATTTTTGTAAGAATGTCGCGAATTTCCTTGCCGATACGCTCTTGAATTTGCAGACGTTTTGTTACTGCGTCAGCAATACGTGCAATCTTGCTAATGCCGATAACTTTACCGTTAGGGATATAGCCTACATCAACAGTCATGTTATACATGAGTGCGATATGATGCTCACAATAAGAAAAGCAGTTAATGCCTTTTAACACCACCATATCATTGTTATCACAGGAAAAGCACTTGTTGAATTTCTTTGCGATTTCATCGTTGCTGACACTTGCGTACTCTAATTGCTCCATTAGCATTTTTGCGAACCGTTTAGGAGTTTCAAGAAGTACCTCTCGGTTCGGGTTTTCGCCGATGCCCTCAATAATAAGCCTTGCGGCTTGTTCTAGCTTTTTAGCGTCCATGTTACACGCCCCTTTTATCTTTATCCCAAATAATTTTATGAAGCTGCACTTGTACGCAGATGTTATACGGCGAATTTTTTGCGTACTCTACAAGCTCCGCAGGTTCGATTGCGCCCCACACTGGCGAGATGTAAATTTTTGCCTGGCATTTGATTTTTTTGCAATGGTCAAGCACCCGGTCTACGTCGTTAAAATCTTCTTTGCTGCCAACTACAAATTTTATAACGTCCTTTGCGTTAAGGTGCTTGTAATTATCCATTAGCATTTTATTAGATTCGCCAGACGTGCCGCACTTGTAATCAATGGTATAAAAAATACCGCTTAACCTTTTTTTGTAAAGCGGTACAGCACCATTTGTTTCAATATTCACCTCATATTTGGCTTTGTACAGCAGTTCAAGAAGTGGTTGCAAGTCGTGCAGGAGTGGTTCACCGCCGGTAATAGTTACACGCTTGCAGTTATACTCGCTTATCTCATCCATAAGCTCCTGCTCGTTATAACTGCTGGCAGCATCTGCGAATTGTTGAGCATAGATTGTATCGCAATAACTACAACGCAGGTTGCAGCCAGCCAAACGAACAAATACAGAAGGATAGCCGGTTCGCTTTCCTTCTCCTTCGATACTTTTAAAAATTTCCACCACATTATACTTCATACACGGCAACATTCCCTTCGCTTTCCTGTACCGACACCTTAACGCAGTGCGGAACTTTTTCGCAAATCCAACGAGCAATGTTTTCTGCTGTCGGATTGTATTGTAAAACGTCGTTTAAATATTGATGGTCAAGCATATCAGAAACAAGGTTTTTAATATGCTTAAAATCTACTACCATGCCGTTAGCGTCTAAGGTTTCGCTTTGGCAGGTTACGCAGATAATCCAATTATGGCCATGTAAATTTTTACACTTGCTTTCATAATTTAAAGAAAGTTGGTGTGCTGCCGAAATTTCTAATCGTTTTGTTACTGTATACATATTAATCCTCCAACGCAGGGTCTTTCACGCCGTTAGCTTCAAATGCCATCGCACGGTCAATACACGTTCCGCAAGTTCCGCAAGGCTTTTCTCCGCCCTCGTAGCAGCTCCATGTAAACTGATATGGTGCGTTAAGCTCTAATCCAAGCTTAACAACGCCTGCTTTATTTAGATTGATAAGCGGTGCTTCAAGATGTGTGGTTCGTCCGCTACCCTCAAAAATCGCTTTATTCATATAATCAACGAATTCAGGCGTGCAATCAGGATACGCTCGCCCTGCTGCATCGTCAGCATGAGCACCATAATAAATAGCTTCTGCTTCTACGCTTACAGCAACAGCGGCCGCATAAGAAAGTAACAAACCGTTTCTGAACGGCACATAGGTATCAACAGTGCCTTCGCCACCAAGCTCTTTAAGCTGCTCAGCATAGGATTCATGTTTAACATCATGCGTGCTTTTAGCCAGCAATGGACAATCGCTCATAGAGAACGCCAGCGACAAATCAGTTTCTTTATGCTCTACACCATAAAAAGCAGCGACTTTTCTTGCGCTTTCAATTTCTCTTTTATGCCTTTGTCCATAAAAAGCAGATAAGGCTAAAACTTTTTCTGTACCATATTTTTTGACTGCAATAGCTAAACAAGTAGTGCTATCTACACCACCACTTAATAAAACAACTGCTTTTTTCATTTTTATTACCTCTTTTCAAAAATGAGTTTTTGCATACTCCTGAAATTTTACCCATTCTACAAAATTATTAATAGCTACTTCTTTATTTTTTACTCGCATACCAGTAGGCTTGTTATATTTAACCATCGTTTTTCCATTGAACTTATATACTGCGCCGAATCTATTGCCAGATACCCACGCAGTAGAATCTACGCTGTCAAAATGAAATCGTGGCAAATATTTCAATTGAGTAAATCCCAAACCGTGAATTTTAGCTCCATGCGAGTGTGCTTCTTTGATAAGCAAAGGAAATTTTTCAACTTCACCTTTTGCAAATTCGCCGCTAACATAACCGCCTATTGCAACATACTTATACCGCTTGCACATTTCAATAAAGTCTTTCATGCCACGGCTTTTATGCCATACAGGAATCGGTGACCTTCCGACTTTTTCAGCAATGTATTTTCTGATTTTCAAAACTTCTTCGTAGCCTACAATAGGGTCAATGTCAAGCTCAAAAAATTTCTGCACATTGTATTTTTGGATATACGCAATATAAGAATCTACATAAGTTTTTAAGTCAACTTTTTTTGCATTGCCCATCAACATACTAAATGCTCCAGAATCGAGCATGTAATCACCATAATAAGGCAAATATTTTACTGACTTCTCGGTTGTTTGCAAAAACGATTCGAGAATATAAGGTTTATATTTTTTTCTTTGCTCTCCCAACTCGTCAGCTCTACTTTTCCCCCCAGCGAGCATTATGTTCATTGAATTACCCTCCTGATTTTCTTCGGCAGCAGGACAATTAATTATCGCCTTACTATATATCAATTCGCGCCACGGAACATCACCTGCAAGAAATAATTTCATATTGCCCCCCCAAAATAGCAACTCACGGTAGCTCATACCGCCAGCTAAATACAGTTTCATATTTCAAATTCTTCGCCGCAATGCGGACAAGTAACAGTTTTAGGCTTATGCTCGTTACTATTAGATGTAGGAGCATTTTCGAAAAAATCCCCTATTTCGCCGCCTAAATCATGTGATTCAAAACCAAACTCACCCATATCTAAACTTTCAATTTGTTCCAGCTCTAACGCCAACTTTTCAAAATCCCAGCCAGCAAGTTCCCCGGTTTTATTATCTGCCAGGCGATAAGCTCTTGCTTGCTCATCTGATAAGTTCCCGGCAACAATTACCGGAGCTTCAGTTAAACCTAACTCCTGTGCTGCAAGATAGCGTGTATGACCTACAATGATAACATTATCTTTGTCGACTACGATAGGTTGATTGAAGGCAAACTCTTTGATAGAGTTAGCAACCTTTTCAACAGCTTCTTCGTTGTTTCTTGGGTTGTTTTCATACGGCGTAATGTCTGATAACGCCATTAATGTAATTTTGTTTCTTAAATCCATGATGTACCTCCATCTTTTTACAATAAAAAAGGACAGTGCTTTTTTTACACTGTCCAATAAAACTATAATAATTTTAGCAGCTCTTCCGCACGCTGGCGGTCAGTTTTGACAATTTTTGCGAATTGCTTTATAAGCTCCCATTCATCATCGAACGCTCTAATATTGCGTCCCTTGCGTTCGCCAGCAGCAGTCTTTCCTTTTGGTCTGCCTGCTCCCTCGCGAACACCGCCCCATTTTTTACTTTCCATGTTAACCCCTACTTATCCACCAATACAACATTACAATTCCACTAGCTAAGCCATGCGCCCACAATACCCATTCATGCAGGCTCATTTGAGGAAAATTTCTTACTGCTTCGACTACAATGCCAATAGTGAACAACCAAATTAGTATTTTCATTTTTGTTAAAACGTGGTAGAATATAGGCAGGAGGACGATTGCTCGTCCTACCTGCTGCCCTCTTTATTTACGCTTCTTGCTCTTGCGATTTACAGGGGGCTTTTTTTGCTGCTTTTTAATTTTTTCCTGTATTTGCATTGCTACCAATATAGCGTTTACCAGGAAATAAACAGTTTCAGCTGCATTTTTGAAATCCTCATCCACGTTTTCTACCTCCTTTCTATACTTATATTATACTACACTTTTGTTTATTTGTAAAGTATTTTTTCAAAAATAATTATAAAAAGGCGGTACTTTTTTGTACCGCCTTGCTTTTTATTTTACTCTAAACTGTAACGCAGGAACTTTTAAACTATCTCCATAAGCATCGGTATATCTGCTGTTGATTTCAACAAGTCCTTCAAGAACGCAACCTTCTTGCTGGAACAGCCACGCGGTTCTAATTGCTTCAGTGTAGGTACCTGAAAAGGTAAAACCTGCAATTCCGTTCGCTTTCATGCAAGCCACTATTTCAGGCACTTGATGGTCCCAAACGATTTCGGAAAGATTTAAGTTGAGATTGCCATGCTCCCTGGAGATTTGGTATTCACGCCAAATATGAACAGCAAATTCGCCAAGGCTACCTATCTGTCCAAAGGTTTCATTATGAAGCTCTCTGGCTTTTTCTTTTTCTTCGTCATTTTTTGCTGCATCAAACGCAGCGATTGCTTGGAGTTCCTTTTGATAAGCTTCTTCAAAAATATTTTTCATTTTAACCGACTTCCTTTACTCTTTATTTAGCAGGTACTTTATCTTCCCTACACTTATATTATACTACATTATACTATTTTTGTAAAGAGTTTTCTTTATAAAACGTCGGTTATGTTTTATATATTTTAAAAGCCGTCTACATTTGTAGGCGGCTTTTTGAGTACACAACATATTTTTAGAAGAAGGATTTATCATCCAACTGTTGCATCTTAATTATATCATTCCTTTAATTGCCTTGTAAATGACACCTTACTGACATGATTTTAAAAGGTGCTCTATTTGTATCCTGGCAAACTCTGCATCTTCGGCTGTGTAGGCTTTTTCACAGTAGCCATTACAGGCAGGCTTTGTTTGGTCTTTCTTGTAGCTAAAAATAACATCCTGGTATACAGCAAGCTGTCGCATCTGCTCATAAGCTCCAATGCTTATAACGTACTCCCAAAACGCTCTTAAGCTATCCTCGCCTTTGCTATAAGCATCTATATATTTATTTAACAGCTCATTTAAAGACTTATCCATTTTTAGCTCTGCACTTTCTTATCTTAAGAGCATTGCTGGAAGGATTTTCGCCAAGATACACGCCTTTGGTGTATGGCAGATATGCTGAAACAGTGCTCTTGCTTACACGCAATTTTTCGGCTATGTTCTCCACGCTGTACCCTTACTCATACAAATCATTGACCTGTATGGACATATCACTTTCATATGCTCCGGCATCAATGAGAACCTTTCTGACTTTCTGCTCTGAAACGCGAAACAGTGCAGCTACTTTTTTAATGCTGCCTTCGGCATTGTAAGACTTGATAATATCTTCCGGCTTCAAATGATCACGCCCTTTCGGTTTGCTTATCTATATTGTTGTTGCATATACCCCTGTAATTCTTTGGCAAAGTCTGCGTGTTCCTTGATATAGGCTTTGACTATCTCATAGCACTCTGCGTAATGCTTTCCTTCCTTGTTTTTGTTATTGGCAGCAATCTTAATAGCTGCATTAAACAGTGTAGCACCGCCCTCATTTTTAGCATCTATAAAATCTGCCAACGCTTCCGGAACTAACACCGTAATAGTTTTTTCCTGCTTATCGTAAGAATCGTTTAAAACGTCGCAGAAACTATAATCAGTTTTATATGTCCTGTAGAACATTGTTACATGTTTGCAGCCAATTTCTGCTTCTATAGCACGGCGCTCTTTGTAACACTCGGAGCATACGCCATATTCTTCAAAATAACGAATCTTACGTTCACGCTCATCACCTTTGCCGTACAGCTGTACCGTTCCGGTGTGACCGCATGAAAAAGTTACTTCGTACTTCATTTGCTCGCCCTCTTTCCGTAGCAGTACAAATTCCACGCTTGGTCATCTTGTTTCCACAAGTCTACCAACGCTTGACGTTCCGCGCGAATTTCTGCGTCGATTTTACGCTCATATTCGATTGGGTTAACGCCTTCAGGAATGTACTGCAAAGCTTCGCTGAAGGAAAACTCCTTAATATTGCCAACACCTTCACGATGGATGTCAGCAGCTTTCTGAGCACAGTCACCGCACAGGAAGTTGTGCGAGTTTACACCGAAGTAATGCTTACCGCAATGCTGGCAAACCTTTTGGGTACCAGCTGCTTCTGCAATTAAGGAGCGAAATTTCGCAAACAGCTCCTTACGAGTCGTTTTCTTATTGAAGCGGAAAACTCTTTGTTCACCGCCGATTTTTACAACACACGCCTGACGATGTGCACGCCAGATGAACTCGACTTGACCTATCTTCATGATTTCCTCCCTCCTTAATTCATGCGGCTGAGAATTTCCGCCTTAATTGCTTCTTCATACTGACCAGATTTACCCAAGCAAGCTTCCAGGTGCTGCGTATTATACAGCACAATTTTTTCAAACTCACCAACTAATTCCTCTTTACTCATATTTTTTAAAGCAGCAATTTTCTTTTCCAGCATTATAACCGACTTCCTTTCTTGTAGGCTTTCTATCTTCCCTACAATTATATTATACTGTATTTCTCTGCTTTTGTAAAGAGTTTTCTTTATGAAATGTTAGTTTTCTTCTAAATCTTCTCTAGTTACCTCATACTCAATACTGCCGTCACGCTTGCGCAGAACTACCTCAAAGTCACAGGCAGTTGCAAGCTCCAGCAGAAGCTTAAGTGATTTGCATTTTTTAACCTTGTAGTTCAGGGACATTGGCGTAATGCCCATTTCCCTAGCTAATGTAGCCTGGTTTTTTCCTGTTGAAGCGATTAATACCTTGATTTTGTTTTCTATTGACATAGTAGCACCACCTTAATTATTATATCTCTTATCATTATACAGCGTTCTCTTTATGTAATCAATATAATCTTTTATAAAAATATTGCCTGCGAGATTTCCCGCAGGCTTTTTGTTAAGATACTTCAATCATCGTGTTTAACCACGAATCGCTTGACGCATCAATAAGCCATTTCTTATTATAGCCGTTGTAATGCCGGATCAAGTAAAGCTTTGTCTTGTCGCCTTCGTCATTGTACAGAGAGAAGTTAGGGAACTTCTTGCCTTCTGATTGCTCCAGCTGGTAAAAGTATTCGTGAATTTTTTTCGCTCTCTTTATAACCTCCCAGTCTGGCGTAAACTCATCAGCATAGTTGTATCGCTTTGCCAGGTCATCTGAATGTACTCTATATCCGGCAAGGTTTGGCAGCACACATATTTTATCAAACGATGCTCCCAAGCTATTCACAAAAGCAAGAATCGAATCGAAGTCATAAGCAAAATGAGTGTTACGCATACCGGGCAATTTATACTTATTGCAGTCATCGTTCGGTTCTTCATCCGTGATGTAGAACAAGAAGTCTACGAAGCCTACATACTGCAAGCCGCCATAAAGCTTCTTTCTTTCGCCAAGCATTTCACCGCAAACAATTTCAAGATAAACTCCCTTGCCGTTATCAAGGTGAAATGCTGTTCTAACACGGCAGTTGCCTATGGTGTTGATGCTGCGCTCTGCCTTTTCCCAGCCAGCACCTTCAAAATACAATGTTTTCACGTTAACCACTACCTTTCTTCCCCGGCAGGAACTATTTCAAATTCTCCTATATCAAACCATGTGTTGGTTCCGTCTACCAGGAATATTCTGCCGATTTTTTCAAGCTCCTTAATGCTGCATTCCATTGCGCTTTCTTTATTAAACACCTTATAACCTCGCCTTTTGAACAGAAACTCTAGTCCGTCAACTAAATCTTCCTTTGAGCTATAATAGGTTATCTCGCACTCTCTGCAATACAAGACATATCTTTCGTCGTAGAACTCACCGTTAACATCATTCGTTTGATAAAGCTCGCAGCCAGGTTCTTCGGCAGAATAGTAAAGCTTTAAGCCTTTATCTTTTGCCAGTCTTACGAAAAAGTCCATTGCCGGGGTCCATTTTGTGTCTACGGTAAACCGCAAGAAATATTCTTCTTCGTTGGCTTTGGTTACTTCTCCAACATCGTCGAACCACCCTTCATAGTTACTGCCAGGGTAAAGCTCATTACCGTATCTATAAATGCTGCCATCATTTTCATTTAGGTGACGTTCAATATCATCTTGCAGCCTTTGCAGTATTGCCTTATCTCCAACCATTGTAATGTCATTGAAACAGATATTAGCCATTTTATACCTCCGTGTTAACTTTGCAAATCGAACTAAGCTTGCCAGCTCTAGGATTATTCTTTTTAGGACATTCATCAATGCGAGCTATCGGAGTGCACCAGTTTGGCAAACAGCTGCAAGCTCCGTATTGGTTTGTAAAGAATCTGTCAAAGCTTTCATGCATTGAATGAGCGTACTGGCAGTTTCGGCAGCCGAATCTTTCAATTTTAGGTTTTTCTTCTGTTATCCAAAGATTAACTAACGCAGCAGTTTCCTTAAATTTATCAAAAGGTGTCATATTAGCACACCCCCTTTCTAATAATCATGTGCCGAAGCACTTCTTCGGTAATATCCATTGCTTTGTGAAGCTCGAGTACACACTTCTTGCTTGCATGAAACGTAACCAGGACATAAATACCGTTCTCGTAGTCCTGAATCACGTAAGGCATCCTTCTTTCTCCCCAGCGTTCTGTCTTTTCAACTACACCACCATTAGAAGCTATTAAGTCATTGAACTTCAAGATAACATCCTCGACTATTTCCTGCTCCGGGCGCATAACGTACATAATTTCATAAGCGTTCATTTTTCTTTCCTCCTTACATTTGTTCATCTTCCTGGAAACTGTAGTAACTGCCGTCACCTATAATGATATGATCATAGCAAGGTATTCCCATTATTGCCCCGGCTTTTACAATATCCCTGGTTAACTTTTTATCGTCAGCACTAGGTGTTGCAAGGCCTGAAGGATGATTATGTGCTACAAAAATTGCAGCAGCGTTTTTCATAATGGCATACTTGAAAATCTCTCTAGGATGAACACAACAGTTTGTCAGCGTTCCTTTCAGTATAGCTCTTGCTTCAATAATTCTGCTCTTGCTGTCTGCTGCAATTACCCAGAACTCTTCATGATTCAGATACCGCAACTTCGGCATCATAAATTCAGCCAAGTCTTGCGGATCACAGCAGTGTCTTTTTTCCTCAGCTTTGGTTTCGGTGAAAGCTCTTTTGCCTAACTCTACACCACACAAGAAAGCTTCTGCTTTCTGTTTGTCTAAACCATATGCTTTCAGCTCGTCTGTATCTTCCAGGCGATACAATTTCTGTGCCGTTAATTCGGAAACCTTATAAGCTTCTTGCCCCAGCAACGCTTCGCATAACTCTCTATAACTTTTGTCTGCTACTTTACACATAACTTTCACTCCAATCTTTTTTCCAGCGCACACCTTTCGGTGTACGCTGGTTCTTCTATTTATAATGATTTGTAGGGATAGCAGCTTGCTGGCATCAGAAGCTTTTCACGCAGTGCATCGATTCTCTTTTGGCGGCGTTTTGTATTTGCCATGAGTTCATGGAACTCATCTCCGGCAAGAGGAAGCGTTTCCAGCATCAGTACATACTTTATAAGTTGTCTTGTTCTCACATTAATCACATCCAATCTTCACAATTCTTAAGATATTCTTTCTTTGCTTCAAGTAAAGCTTTTTTCATAACCGGATCAGAGTTAACTTGTTCATAAGTTAAAAGCAAAGCATCCAGCGTATCGTCAAGCTCATAAGTTACACAAAACTCATGGTTAGCAAGTTCGTAATGAAAAGCTGATTTCAAGAAGTCGAAATCTTTCATGTGCTCCTTCTTTTCGATGTTCAGGCGTTTTACCAAATCATTATGGGCCTTAGCATGGGCACGAAGGATATATCCTCCGAAGCCGATTTGATAAACCTTGTCGGTATCATCGGGAGCCAAACCAAATCTTTTCATGCCTTCGTTAAACTGTTCTTCAGTAAAAGCAAAGAATATTTTATCTTTGGTAAAGCTTTCGTATTCCTTTTGCTGTTCGTTGATTAAGGTTGAGTAATCTTTGTATTTCAACATCCTAGCATCCCTCCTAAAACGTCATAAATTTCATCATTGGTTTTTGGATTTTAAATTCCATATCTCCAATATGATTGTTGATTCTTGTCAAACACTTCACAACGGCGTTTGCTTCACCCTCGCTGAACGGCATGCAGTCGCCTTCCTCGTTTGTGTAGCACAGCAGCACGTTACCACACAAGCATTGGTCATGTAATCTGCCGTAACCATAAATAACACTTGCCAGCTCATTGGCTACAGGCTTTTCGTTCTTCAGAAGAAATTCTTCATCGAACACCAGGGTGACTGCCGGGATGATTCCAAGCTCGCCGTCAAATTCTACTAATTGAAGCGGCATATCCTTAATATCAACAAGATCGCATTCGCAAAGCTTGTACATAGATTCAAGGGAAATAGTTGGGAATACCTCCATCATTGGCACTTTCTCCACAGAGTTTGTTTTGCCATTGGCATCAACCACAGTTTTCAGTAAGATTGCATAGTTCATAAAATCGACTTCCTTTCTAAAGCTATTGGCAAGGACTTTGAACCTTCTGCCCGGTAGCTTTACAGGAGCTTAAGCTCCTGTCATCAGCTTTTAAAGCTCTATACCTCTTTCCGCTGCAATTTCTTCCAGCTCTTCAAAGTGCTCATTCAAGCATTGATGATGCCATGGGTCGCACGAGCTGTTGTAAATCTTAATCAGCCTAGCGTTTTCCTGCTTTAATTCTTCGTTAGTCATGTCTTTAGGTTCTTTCATTGGTTCTTCCTCCTTAAATTTCAATTTCACCTTCGGTAAAGTTACGATAAATCTCTTCAGCCATGTAGTAAGCGTCACGAGCTTTTTCGTATTCATCCTCAGTATCTCCGATAATATCAGATATAGTCATATCATCACCAATCTTTGCTGTTGGGTGATTTTCAACCCATTCATTAGCATCATCTTGCGCTTTTTCAAACTCGAATTTTTTGTCCATCCAAGTATCATAAGCTTTGCATTTAGCCTCTCTAAGTGTTTCAATGATGTAGGTTAACTGTTTGTAGTTTAATTTCATGTTGTTCTACTCCTTTCTATTGTTCAATCATGGTAACATCGTAGCGGCAATATTTATATTCCACGGTGTCTTTGCCCCAGGCAAAAGTTCGTCTGAGCTGAAATTCTCTTCCGTTATAGCCGATGCTGAACAGAAGATAATCAACTGTATATCCATTGCTTGCGCTTTCAAGCAGAACAATCTGCTTCATCGCCGGAGCAAAGCCGAAGTATTTTTCCAGGCATTTGCAGGCAAGCTTTTTCATTTCTTGCTTTTCTTGATAAGTCATTTTTTAATCCTCCTTTTCAAAACCATTTTCATCAAGAATTACGATGCGTTTAATCCACATTGTTTCATTTGCATAACCTAAGTACAGGACTGCTTGTTCGTCGATGCCTTCAGCAGCAACAGTAACATATTCGCCATTGCTTTCTGCTACATACAAGCCTACGCTTTCAACGGATTCTTCCATTTCATTTTTTCTTGTCCAAAACTCACTAATTAATTCATTTACCTTTTCTTCTAACATTTCAACCGACTTCCCTCACTCTTTATTTTGTAGGTTTTCTTATCTTCCCTACACTTATATTATACTATAAAGCTCACCTTTTGTAAAGAATTTTCTTTATAAAAGGTGAGTTTTTCTTATTATTTTTCGATATTCTTTTCTTCAGCAAGCCGAGCTGCTCTTCTGCGCTTTTTATCTTCCAGCAGGTTTACGCCATCCACGCCAAACAGTAAAGCGGTTAGCTGCTCGACAGCATCGTTTGTATCACGCCATATCTGCCTTTCGCTCACTGACCATTTTTGCGCAAGACTTGCTACTATATCAGTGACATACGCTTCCGGCGGACAAGGTTTAAGGAACAGCACGTCAAGCACATCTGCCCGGCGCAAATCTTCCTGCTTGCCGCTGTTATACCTGGTCTGCTTGTAAAGTGCTATCATGTCGTCCATGTAGTTTATTAGCACTTTCGTTCGCATGGTTGAGCTTATAATGCTTTCAAGTTTTAGCTCATTAGCTCCCATACTTTTCAGGTTTTGGAACGAATCAAGAATCTCAATAGCTGAAATCTGCTCATCGTCGATATTGACAATCTCGCTGGTCTTTAACGCTGCGTGTTCCTGAAGGCTTCTGTAATTCTTTAGCAGCAAGCGCACATTATACAGCCGCTTATCGAAATCCCTTCGCTGTGCTTCTTTGCTGTACAAATCATCACACAGCTTTTTAGAGGTCTTCTTGGCGGTCTGCTCTGCCACACGTTCGATAAGTTCTTCGAAATACGCCAGCGGAACGGTTATCGTGCTTTGATTTTCATTTACAGTCATATCTTCCATGCGCTTACTCCCTTCTGTTATTTAAGTTCTTTGATAAGGCGTTCCAGATACCACTTTGCTTTTAGGCAATCTTCTACGCCGTTTTTTTCTTCGTAACGCCATAAATATTTGATGATGTTGGCAACGCAGACAGCTTCAATGCCTGTTTTGCCAACGGTAGCAGCCTTTAGGGCATCTATACACTCAATACCGCCTTTGGTGTAGTGTTTCGGATGATTTACGTTATCCTTAGGAAGCGGCATTGTAAAGCTATCTTTTGAATTCTTCGGTGCTTCTTTGACAATAACGTATTTATCATCTTTTAATCCGATAAAACTAAATGGAGATTTAAACGCACTCATTATTTATGCTCCTTTATCCATTTTTCGTGTCTGGCAACTGCTCCAGCTGTAGGTGAAAGCGTTTCAAGATACATGGCTTTCAGTATTTTACACTGCTGGATTTTCCATTCGCTAAAAGCATTACAAGTAGCGTGGCAGCCTATTTTTCTTTCTGTGCATCCTCTGCATGGTGTTTTCATGTAGCACCTCTAAAATAATTCTTGTTGGTTGCTTATATCATTCGGTGTTTTAGTGGTAATGCCGGGATATGATCCTGCGAACTTTTTCATCCGGTAATCGTAATACTTTCCGTCGGCAGCCATATAGTTTGCGTCAACTTCCTCAGGTGTCGGCATATAATATTGTGCTGGTAAAGGAATATTAGTACACAGCTCTTCAAGTCTGCTTTTTCCGTAAATTATATGATTCCTTACTAAATTCATGTTTTCGCCGTCAGGATAAAAAGGGTCTTGGCATCCATAGGTCCGGATATGTTCCCACCGCCAAAAACTGTCTATAAGCATAGCTGTTTCTTCTTTGATTTGTTCTTCAATGCTTTTTTCTATTTTTGGCATTTTATACACTCCCTACATTTCTTCTGCTTCCGGGTCGTACAGCTCAAGAAGTTCTGAAAATTCTCCTTTGCTAGCTATCTTTATAGCTTCTTCAGGCGAAGCAGCTAACACTCTGTCGTGAAAATCAACCTCGCCCGAAATTAAACTGCGCCAGCTAATAAGATACAGCTTAGCGTCCTGTTGAGCCATAACCGCCACTACGAACAGCACTTGTTTCATCGTCTGATGTTACGCAGTAACGCACGAAGATTCCCTGTGCGCAGCGTTCGCCCTCTCTTATAATGATTGTTTCGCTGCCGTTGTTTCTAAATTTAATGCCAATATTGCCGTCATTGTCCTGGTTGTTAGCATAATCGCTATCAATAATGCCTACGCTGTTAACTAGCGACAAATTGAACTTAACCGCAAGACTGCTGCGGATGAACAGCATCAGAACCATATCGCCAGGCATAATAGCTTTGATGTTCAGCGGAATAAGTACACTTTCACCGCCAGCTGGAACAAAAATATCTGTCGGTGCGTAAAAATCATAGCCAGCAGAAAACTGTGTGCTACGTAGCGGAAGCTTCGTGTTCGCTGGTGCGTCAATCGTCGGTAAAAATTTAATCATCTTAAAAACCTCCTAAAATATCTCTCCAGATTATAACCAGGATTCCAATAGTACCCATAATAGCAAGAATTTCCATACAAATACTTGCAACAAGATGTAAATATTTCAAATTACCACTCCCTGTTTAACATCCATAAAGCTACACACATAACAGCTACGTCAAGCAGTGTGCAACTGACAATATCAATTAAGCATATTTCCATTGGTTGTACCTCTGGCAATCTCTGCTAACTTTGCTCTTTGTGCTTTTACTGCATCAAGCAGCGGCTTTTGAAAGCGGCAATCATCGTCTAAAGCGATTCTTCCGGTTTCCTCTAGTCTGCTTTGCATTAATTCAAAATTCCATTCAATGTCTCTTTCCATCTGCGTCAACATCCAATCTGGCATTTTATGGAGATTATCGAACAGCTCGTTTTGAATTTCACGCAATGCCTGTGTGGGAATTCTATGCACGGCGTACCTAAACGCGAACAGCAGGACTATTAATTTTTCATCTTTCATTTTTTTACTCCTTATTGTAATGAACTAATTTCGCCGCTTCTGTCATCATGCTCATTAATTCTTTCATAGCCATTTCTTCACCATATTTGCCACGCACACCTAATGCTGCCTGCGCCATCGTACCAATGATCAAGCTTTTAAGGATAATATAATTACCTGATGCACAAACAACATCATCGTTATTGCTGTCATTATAGGCAATGATAAAAGATGCTCCACATTCTTGTAGCAGTTCTTTCGCCTGTTCGGCTTTCTTGTAATTAATCATCATTTTTCCGCCTTTCTTATCCAAACGCCATTAGCTAACTTTTCCAAATCTATTTTCTCACGACAATGCGGACAAATTGGCATCATTTCATTCTTTCGCCCCATATGTTCCTGTAGCATCTTCAACACACGCTTATAAGGCCTAAACTTCGTGCCAATCTCATAGCATCTTAACGTCTGTTTCCTAGCTCTATCATAGTCCTTTGCTATTGCTTGCCAATCGTTGCACATCAGCTCCAGCACAACGATAGGTTCAACCATGTTACCGCAGTGATTACAGAAACAGATTTTGGTGTCCGGGTCTACTGTAAAACTGATAGGCTTTTTACTGCCACCATAGATGTCGGTTTCTTTATAGCAATGGCAAGTATTTCTGCCCTGCTCACGCTTAATCGGCGAAAACTTTAATATTTTCAATCGCTATCACTCCTTATCAATCGTTGCTGCACCTCTCAACATTCCACCTGTCAGGCCAATTTGTCAATTTGCAAGGTGAAGCGGAGTCAACATCGTGAAAGATGCAACCTTTGCAGTATTTCCGCTTGCTGCACATTTCTTTTATGAGCCGGGCAGCTTCTATAGCTTTTATTTTTTTCATTTTTTGCTCCTATTTGCTTGTTATTATTAAATCTTACGTCCCTGCTCATGAGCCTGTCGAGCAAGTCTCGCAAGATAACTATCACTGTTAATTAAGCATGGTGGACAGATTGTAATTGTTCTGCCGTCTTCGGTGAGATAGCGATTACAGCTTGTGCTTTCACGCTTGCATATGTCGCAGGTTAATTTCGCATTCAATCGCATATCGTCTTTGTAAACTTTTTCTCCATAAGCATCAATTCTGCAAATACTAAAATCTTTGCAGGTATTAGCTCGTTTAGCATAGTTGTCGGACAGTTCCTTTTTATGAGCTTCGCAGTATGTGCCGTTGCCAGTTATGAGATGTACACAGTATCTGCAATATTGTTTCATTCTTTATGTCCTCCTTTTATAAAAAAGCGGCGGCGTGGGGATTCTTGACATCAGCTATACGGCTTCGCTACGAATATTCATCAATTCCTATTCGCAACTAACATCTACTGCCATTCGGCAACCCAGCCGCCGCACCCTAGGGCTATTTATTTATTTTTACTGTTTATAGTTGAAGCCAAGTAATCGAGAATGTGCAAGGCCTCATCCTTAGTATCATAAGTGCCATAGACACATTTCTCTCTGTCTGTATGCACGTAAACATCCCACTGTTTCTTGATGCCTCTTTGACATGTTTTTAGTGCATTTATTTTCTTTGCTTTAATCCATTGCGTTTCGCCAATCTTAATCAGCATTTTTGCCTCCTTACTGTCTACGATTTTTCGGCCATTTTTTGACGGCTTCCGGGTGCTTTGCTTTCATTCTTGCCACAAACAATTTTTTTAAACTGAGATACGCATATCTATTTCTTCTAAAAACAACATTTACGGCACGTCTAATCATTACTAATCGTGGCAAGAATTCACTTCCGGGCGGTTTCAAATGTTTGTAGTCGTTGAGTTTATTGCCAATGGTTCTTTTCATAATTGCCTCCTTTTTACAAGGGATTTTTGCAACATGTTGCGGTTTTCTCTTTTATTTTTAGCCATATTATCACTCCTTTTCTTTAAATCTCTCGATAATCGCCACGATTAAGCTCATCCATTGGATAATAGCCACCGGGATAAGCGCCACAATCAACACGACCGCTACAAATTCATCTAACGTCATTATTCTTCCTCCTCATCCTTTTGCCAGCCGACAATGTCTTGTTCATCACCGATACGCTTAATGGTTCTGCCCAGGATTTTACACATTTTCTTCAACCACTCTACGCTATGCCCTTCAAGCACCTTGTCCATTTCTTCGTCGGACAAATCGCTAAAGCAGATGCTTTCCCAATGTTTACCGCGTTTAACGCGGTAATATACGCCGTCTAGTCCTCTTTTTGTTGTCATTTTTTATCCTCCCTGCCAAAACTTCACACTTTCTTAACTCGCTACGCATCAGCTCACGTGCCTTACGCAAGCAGTAACGATAATATTTCAGCTTCTGCTGTCTTCGCTTTACCACAGCCATATTAACCACCCAATCGCAGCACCTAACAGAGCACCAAACATAGCAGGTATACCGATGATTAGTATAACCGTGATCATGTCGATGATTACATTTAGCAATTTACTCATTTGCATTACCTCTGTTTGGATTCTGTTTCCAGCCACCTACAGGACGATACAGATGCAAAATATCGTATATCCTGCCTACGCCGTGCAGATATTCGCTTGCTTTCGGATGAATCTGATGAACTTCTTCTTCCGGCAACCAGAACACGTCTTTAACCTGGCACATAACCTCCCATGAAGGTGTTTTATTCGTCGTGCCGCAAAATTTCACGCTCACGTGCTCCCATTGGTTGCCGTCCTGATCAAGCTCAACGCCTACAACACACTGCAAGCTCTTTTTGATTCCCGGCAGATGCAGGAAGCCTGTCAATACTAAGTCTTCAAAAGCAAAGTCATTTTTCTTGTCGGCTTGAAACTTTTCGTTTGCTAAAATCTCCTTGATACTTCTCATCTTAATCTCCTTGCTCCACATAGTTGCGGATTGTTACTGCATTGCTTGCATTCCTTATCGCACTCCCAGCAGCATACGTGGCAAACCTCGCTTCTTACGCAGCCGGGGAACGGAAAAGGGCAAACATATTTATTTTTCAGCTTTTTCGTGATTATCGGCTCTGTATCTTTCAAAAAATTTTCGGCAGGCTTCTGAGCTGTAGCCTTGCTTTTGTTAGTTGCCTGCCGTCTAGTTTGCGCAAGGCTCATGATTTTGTGCTTGCACTCCTTGCCACCGCAGCTCATTCCTTGCCGCCGGGCTAGGTTAGATACATCTCTGTAACATTCAGTGCCACATTCGCAAAGGCATTTTGCAACAGAAACCTTCTTTTTAGGTCTGATGCTGATAACGCCTGGCGGATAAATTTCAAGCACTGTCAGCATACCTATTTTTTGCCCTAGCAGATAGCTCCAATCCTTATTCTGCATTAAACCGACTTCCTTTCGCTTTACTTTAACCAAATCGTGCCATAGCATGATGAGCATCTAAACGCCCATTTTACAGCACCTTTTCTGTCTACAATCTTTGCACCGTAGACAAGCTTTATTTTTTCCTGCTTGCAATGAGGGCAGCATTGCTTGCCTTCGTCTGTTGTTCCAAGTAAATATTTCACTGTTGCCCCTCCGTTACAGTCAAAAATTTTAACACTCTGCCTGTATTACTGATTCTGTATTCTTCCAAATCATCACGCTTTAGGTACTGCCTTCCGTATAGTGCTTTCATATTCTCCCATACAAGGAACGGCACATTATAAAAATCTGTCAGATTAAACGATACCAGGACAAAGCACCTTGCTCCTAAAAAATGATGAACCTTTAGGTATTCTAGCTGGTGCGGTTCAAGTCTGCTTCGCAGCATCTTATCGCCGTCGGTGTGCTTCGCTTCAAAGCACACCGCTAAACCACCCCTTAGCGTTCCCTTATAGTCAACGCCGCTTTTCTTTGCATAGTTGGCAATGAACTGTCCATGCGCTCCATAAGGGCGGATATAATGTACAGGCTCACTCTGTTTCTCAATCTTCGCAATGCCATGTTCCTCGTAATACTGGCAGCCTGCGTCAATCATCTTTTCAAAGAACGAACCGCTTGCCTTGCTACGCTTGCCCACGATGATACTTTTAAGCTGATTCATGTTTCTTGTACCCCTTGAATTTCATCCTGCTGAAAGCGTATCTCAGATAAGCTAAGTTCTGAAGCACATCAATGTATTCAAGTTTATCAACATACACCTTGCTTCTTCCCCACGTGCTAATCAGCTTCATGCTAGGATTGTAGGTCTGGTGATATATCGTTTTGTACAAAAAGCAATATTCACTGCAAATCTTTTTGAAGTCATCTTTCTTTAATTCGATTTCAGTAAATGCCAGCTTACGCAAGCGGTTAACTTCGTCTTTAATCTTCATGCTGCACCTCGCTTAAAACGGAATTTCCTCATTAAAAGGTACTGCGCTGCCAAAACCTTGGAAGTCCTGGCTTTCTTCTCCCGGTTTCTGCTGAGATTCGTTGCCTTACTCTCTACGCTCAATGAATTCAAAGTGCTCCGCAATGACCTCGGTTACATATTTCTTTTGACCGTCTTTAGCGTCATAGCTGCGAATTTGCAGTCTGCCTTCAACTAACACACGCTGTCCCTTGCTAAGGTAGTTGCCACAGATTTCAGCCTGTTTACCCCAGATAACAACAGGGATAAAGTCCGCTTCACGCTGTTTGTCTTTGGAATAAGGTCTGTCAACCGCAAGCGTAAACTGAGCAACAACCTTGTTTGTAGGAGTGTATCTTACCTCCGGGTCTTTTGTCAGTCTGCCTAATAAAACGATTTTGTTCATGCTTTTTTTTCCTTTCTCTTTAACGGATTGTCCTGGCAGAAAATTTCGCCGCCTTCTTTTTTGATTTTTGCTTTGATTTCGGCAATAGCTTTATGCAGATAATAAACCTCACCGCTGTCATGATACATATTGATATAGAAATTTACTATTGTCGTAAAATATCTCTTATCTTTATCACGATTTGCACTTTCAGTGACTCTCGTAAGCTCTTTAGCGTCCATAATTCCCTCCTATAATCCTAATAACTTGTTGGTAGCAGCAAAGCCTTCTGCAACCTTCTTCCTGCGTCTGCTTGCGTGTGTAACCTCTACCGGGTGGCACATCTGCAAAATGCGGTCATAGATTCTTGTTTCCGTTATCGTCTGCGGCTTTTTGATTGCTTCAATCGGCAAATTTGTTGTAATGATTGTAGGCAATCCGCTCCGGCAACGGCTGTCGATGATCTGGAACACCAGCTCCTGAGCAAACTCCGTGCGCCGTTCTGCTCCTAAATCGTCAAGCACTAACAACTCAAATTGATTAAATCCGTCAAGATACGCTTGCTTTTGTTCAGTGCCCCACAGTGTATTGAACACTCTGCCAAAATTAGTCATTAAGCAAGCTACACCTTTATCAATCAGTGCATTGACAACACACGCAGCGGCGAACGTCTTTCCGCTCCCGGAATTTCCGTATAGCAGCAATCCTTTATGCATCCTGCGAAAATCATCGTAGTGCTCAACAAAATTCTTCATTGCTCGCATCGTCCGCTCATCTGCGCCGTCATCATGGCTGAAAGTCTGTGACTGAAGCTCACGCTCCGGGAAGCCAGCTTTTCTAAGCTCTTGTACCCTAGCAAGTCGCTTTTCATGTTCCTCACGTTCACGCTCTGCCTGAAGCTCTTCCGCTCTGCACTTGCAGATACAAGTTACAGTTCGTTCAACGCCAAACAAGAAACCTCTGCATTGCTTCGGCGTATGGCATTTACCACACATAAGCAATCCGTTTTCGTAATAATCATTTTCGTTTTGCTTATTAAGCTGTGAAGCATTTTTAGCAATGTGATTTACAGCAAGCGTAATCGAATTCTGAACATCATTCGCATTCATGCTATCACCTCACTAAAAATATTTGTCCAGGTCTGTTTGGTCGTCCGGCGGTTTAAAATCATCCGGCGGTTTCTTTGGCTTTTGATTGTCACCGCTCGCAAGGTTTCTTGCAACTCCCTCACAATAGGCTATTGACTTCTTGCCTTGCTGCGCTGTTATTGTTACCGCTTGCATGGCTATTAGCTCGCCGTGCTCCTTAACAATAGCCTGTAACCGCTCTGCAATATATGGCGTTATCGGCGTAACATTTTGATTCCAAAAGCCAACAGGATTATTATCGCTCGTAACATTTTCGTAACTGTTACACGTAACAACAGAATTTTCATTGCAACAACCACTACTAAAGTTGTTGTTACTCTTATTCTTATTCTCTTTCTTATTCTTACTCTTATTCTTATCCGTAACATCTGTGTTTGTTACATCGTTGTTACACGTAACATCTTGACTTGTTACGCTTTTGTTACACGTAACATCTTCGTAACATTCCGTAACATCTGTGTTTGTTACATCGTTGTTACACGTTTTGGATTGTTTTTCGCGCTGCCTTTTAACTCTCATTGCTTCCTTGCAGCGTTCACGCTCCTTAAGCTTTGAAAGCTCTTCGGCGTTCTGATACTCACTCCAGCCTACAATATAGATATAGCCGTTATCCTCTATATCTATCATGTTATACTGCTGAAATACTTCTAATGCAGCTTCCGCAATTTTAGGCTTAAAACCACCAACAGCAGCTAAGGTTTTGGGTGTATACGCTACACCTTCGGTAGCGTATACATAACCACCATCATTTTTTTTGCGAGCTAGAGCTAACAGGAAGAACCACATTAATGCCAGGCTATCACCAATCTTCGTATCAGCACGCAGTATCTTAATCTTGTCACTGTCGAATACATCAGCACTAACCTTGAACCAGCTCTCCATGTTGCCCTCCTACAATAACTTCTTCCATAATGGCTGCCGTCTAAGTAACCTTACATACTTCATAAGTGCTTTCTTTCTCATAGATAATTTCTCCCTATTTTCTCTATCCACTCGTCCCTGCTATGTTTATCTTCATAGCAGGTTTGAGCAAATCGCCTTAACCGCAAGTCTGTTTCACTGTCCAAATGAGGTCCGAGCTTGCCTTTATGATGTTCGTAACATAACTAGATCGTTAAACCAAGCTTGTCGGAAATCTTTCTTCCGGCTCTTCCGAATATCACGTGATGACGTTCAAGGTTACGTGTTGTGCCACACATAAAGCACTCTTTTTCTGATTGTAGAATACTTTTCTTACTCATGCTGTCTGCCCCATTTCTTCAAGCAAGGTCTTAATAGCTGTATGAGCAAGCGCATATTGAGGAATTGTAACCATTTTTTCAAGCTCTTCAATAGTCAGGTCTTTAATGTTTTTGTATGTCACAAGCTGTCTGCCGTTTTCATCGTGGCCACTAGCAACGGTTACAATCACATCCCCTGACGGTGTAATCTTAACGAATTTATCTCCGGTAGCTTGCGGTTGAGCTTTAGGTTTTTGCTCTTTCTGCGGTTCTTTAGGTTGATACTGCCATTTTTCAACAGGTTCACAAGCTAAATTTCCGTCATCGTCCTCTTGCGCAAGTCCAAGAGCCGCTGTAAGGCTGTATCTTCTAGCATATGTCAGCGTACTGCCGAACCCCTGGGCATCATTCTTTTGAATAGGATAACTGCTTGTCACCTTAATGAATTGACCGCTGCTATGCATGATCAATGTAGTAACAGCAAGCTTATTGCTTTCTACAATTCCTTCGTTAGCCTGGAATATGCTTAAGCCATTCTTGCTAAGCGGCTCACGTGCTACGTTCAGGCATTCTGCCAAATCAGCATATTTGCTTTTAAAAAACGGATTGTCACAGCCTTTAACAGCATTTTTCATTTCGCCCTGAGCCTTTGCTAAAGCTTCAGCCAAAGCATTAATTTTCTCACTCATTTCCATTTAAATCACCTTTCCTTCCTTAACCAGCTCTTCAAGTTTGCTGTGAAGCTTAAGAGTTGTTTCAGCATCCCAGTGACAGCATTCACGATAACTGCCAACTTTAGGATAGGTTTGCATATTTACCGACAAGCTGTTAACGTTATAGCTTAATACATCACCTTCACGCACAGCCTGTTTTTCATGGTGGTATCCGTAATGTTGATACTTACATTTGCCATCCCTGGTACAGTGTGAGCAAGTTTTGAAATCTTGCAGCCATTGTTCTTTCGTCTGCTTATGCTCACCATGCTTCCTTTTTCTGAAAGCTTCAAATCCTTCCATGCTAAGTCCGCTGCGAGCTAACACGGCGTTAACCTGTTCATTAGTTACCATATACATCCTCCTTTTGAATTCCGAAACCAAGCTTTAAATCAGCATAGGCTTTAACCACTCTTCCTTGTGCAGTTGTATAGCCTTTTTGCTGAAGCTCTTTGTTCCATTCCCTTATAAGCGAGTAGCCTTTTCCAACGCCTACGCCTAAAAGGTTGGCAATGTCTTTAGCTGTGTAGAATCTGCTTTCCATGTTTGACAACCTCTTTTCCGTATGCTATACTATATATGACCTATTTTTTAAACCGATTTCCTTTCGACTTTATTTATAGGTTAAAGGCTCTCTATTAGCGTGGGGGGTCTTTTCTTTTTGTTCTTCTTCAATACCAATCAATACAAGCAAAGCCTGTGCACCTTCCCGGCACTCTTTTAAAAGATTGTCACCGAGGTGCTTTTTTTGTACCGTTTTCGCTACCATTTGCGGAAACAACTCAACCACTTCACCGACTTCTTTTTGCGCCCTTAACATATTTACCGCTAAATCGTCAGCAGGAGGAATAAGTCCAAAAACGTCGCAAAACACAACATTCTTTTGCAGGTGCTGTACACGTAACCACGGTGTACGATAGAGTTTTGACATTGCCAATGCAATAGCATCCGGGCATTGTCGCCAGTCAATCTCATAATCCTTTAAACAGCTTGCAGAGATTGCAAGTCCTTCTGCCGCATTTACACGGCTCATCCCTGCGTACTCTCTAGCTACTTTGTAGATGTTAGTTTGAGTTTCAGACATTGTATAAACTCCTTTCTTGCTATAATAGGCTTATAGCAGTTAAAGCTTTTTAGCCTGCTATCATTGTTCTTTCACTGTGTAGTAATTAACAGTGACCACATCTCCAGGCTGGAGATAACGGCGGTTGGCGGTCAGGTGCTGGTTGTCTTTGCTCACGTTATACCAAAACTCGTCAAAACAAATCCTTGTTTTGTTAAGCAGAAAATATTTATCAGCGATTCCATACATGGTTTCGCCTTCTTGTACAATGTGCGTAACTGTGTGCCTTTGCACCTGGCTGTCCGAAAATCCGCCAATCAAGCTTAAGCAACACCAAGCAAAGATGATACATACGCAGATTTGCAATACCTTTTTCATCTTTTTCACTCCTTTGTAGCAATTTCCGGCTTTTCTACAACCGTCAAGATTTTGTAATTTTCATGACGATAGCAAGCCCGGAAGCATTTACATGCTTCAGTTTCATTTTTCTCAGTAAACGTATCAAGTTTTACCTTGCCAGTTTCCAAGTTTTGAAAAACAACTACCCAGTCTTTACATTTATACATCTCTTCTTCCCTCCTTTACGCTTCCAAAAAGTAATCAACGCTTACGCCGAAGTATTCGGCAAGTTTTTGCAACGCTTCAACATTAGGTTTGTTTCTGCCATTTTTCCAAGTTGAAAAAGCTGAATTGCTAAGTCCTGTTGCCTTCGCAACCTGATAAGCAGTAACATTGTTTTTCTGCATTAATTCAGCAATTTTTCTATACATTTCAGCACTCCTTTCTTGACGTTCAATTTTGAACGTGATATACTTTAATTGACAAATGTAAAATACTTAAAATTATTTTACGGCTTTAAAGTATTTTTGTTTTACATCTTAGTAATATTATAACATAATGTGTTAGAGTTGTAAAGTAGTTTTGTTTTGCTTTTGTAAAATATTTTTTCGAGGTATCGAATGTACGAAAAATTTGAAGCTCTTCTAAAAGAACACAATACAACAGCATACCAAGTTGCTAAAGCAACTGGTATCAGCAACTCAACATTTTCTTTATGGAAAAGTGGTCGTTCTGAGCCAAAAGTAGCGACCATACAAGCTATTGCTAATTACTTTGGCATTCCTGCTGGTTACTTTTATGAAGATAAAGACTACGCTCTCGGTGTAACAGAACAACAAGCAAAATCCCTCGGCATAGACACCGAAGCAGTAAAGCAGCAGCTCAACGCCCAGCTTCTCGACGAACAGGCTATTGAGATTGCGAAACAGATTCAGAAGCTCGATGACACCCAAAAGATGGCTATCGACCAAATTATAAAAGGGCTGTTGCAAGGCAAAGGCAAGGCCTGACTTCCCCTTCGCCAGCATGGCATAATACCTTGCAATCTAAAGAAAGGAGGTTAAAACGAAGTCGATGTCATACCACTAACGAGTATGCACAGCTGATTCGACAATTACCAACAGAGCATGTGTATTTCCTGCTACTCTGCATAGAAATTGCCAACCAACTGGTTGCAAAAAAAGCAAGCTGAAACTGTAAAATACGGACTTAATGATTCAACTTGATGTTAGGGGGATTACTTTTAGGGAGCCATTTGTAGAAGAACTACAGCGATAAGAGGGCGCATATGTCCGTCCTCTTTTTCGTATGTATCGAAAGGAGTCGGTATTAATGTTCGGGTGGCTTTCACGCAAAGCATCAAAAGAGGATATTCAAGAATATACGAAAATGCTAACAACTGTAGCCATGAAAGATGAATACGAAGACAAAACACAGCTTACCAATATGTATAATTTCATAAAGGAAAAACATATTACAGATGAGCAACTTGCTGAAGCTCAATCCATGGCTTGTAATAACATATGGTCTAATATAATGCAGGACGGAATAGTAACAGAAGATGAAGCACAGAAATTTAGCAAGTATTTGCTTGTATGCGAACATCTCACTCCTAAAGAAGTAAAATACTGGAATGGAAAAATGGAACTAAACAGAACCCTATATGACATCACAGTTAACGATAAATTACCAATCTATGATAAAAATGATGTTCAGATCATATATAAGGACGGCGAGATACTTCATTATTCAGCATACGCAGATATGATGAAAATGAAAACTATTACCAAAAAAATTAATTATTCCGGACCATCTGCATCTATACGCATCTGTAAAGGCGTTCGCTATCATGTAGGCTCTATGAGTGTATCAAGAAAAACTTCCTCTTTTTGGACTTCTGATTCGTGGGGCATCTTTTGGATAAGCAATATGCGTATAGGCTTTTTAGGCAGCTCAAAAGCTTTTGCTTTCCCAATCTCCAAGCTGTTCTCTATTTCTGACGGTGACGGTGGATTGCATATCTTTAAAGAAGGACGAGCAACGCCGTACATTATACGCCTTTCGGAATACGAAGAACCCTGTGCCATAATATCTAATTTGCTCAACAAATCATAAAGGAAGCCAGCATCAATGAAAAGAATAATCATAGCATTCATAACTATTTTCTGCATCGGTACATTCACGCTGTCCGCAGAAGCTTATGTAGCTAATCGCAACACTGGCAAGATACACACAAACACTTGCAGATTCGTACCAAAAATGAGCGGTGGCAGTAAACTTTACATAGATTCATTAGCTGAAGCCAAAGCATCAGGCTATACACCTTGCCAGCGTTGCCGTCCGTTTTAGGAGGCTATAAAAATGAGAAAAATATTTCTTATTCTTACTACGATTTTTGTGTTTGCTGGCTTGCCATTTTGTGAAGCATCGAAAGCAACAGACGCAAAGTACATCAATGACAATTATTTTGTAACAGCGGAATCCATCTTAAAAGATGACTTTTTCCCTAAATTTGAAAATGTCATGAAAACATATCCGGAAAATGCAAAAGATATTGCAGGAGCAGATTTAGCAATATATACCAAACCTAAATTGCAAGAGCTAAAAGAAAAACTGCAAAATGATTCCAAGGCAAAAGATTCTTATATTGCCACATTGACAGATACATATATTTCTTGCGTAATAAACTTTTTAGATGTAACGGCACGAGTAAAAGACAAGCCATCACTAGACAAAAACACCTGGCTTGCAGATTGGAAAAATTCGGCTGCTAAAGTCAAGGAAGCAAACGACAAATTCAAACAAGCATATAGCAGTACGCAGTCGATAAAATAAATCAGCAGACCAGAAATGGTCTGCTTTTGTGCTTTTTGAAATGAAAAAGGCTTAAAAAACAGTCTGAACATAAAATTTCAGGTTGCTTTTCAAGCCAGCGTTTTTATACAGTTTATATCACTATTTTTATAGATTAAAAATCTTATCAGAGCTTCATATTTAGCTTATATGAGCATTTAATTTTTACTAATATAAATATAAGTAGAAGCCTTGAAAAGTCGAGTATAAGCTAAATACTAAAGAGAATTTTTAGCGTTTTTGGTAAAAAATTACATGAAAGGAGCTGCAAAACATGACAGTAACAAAAAATCCGAAAACAGGAAAATGGGACTGCGCTTTTTGGTATAAAGATTGGCAAGGCGTAAGAAAACATACAACCAAAAGAGGTTTTGACAAAAAGCGTGATGCTGAAAAATACGAAAGCGACATGAGAAACAAAACTCATACACATGATCCGAAATTTAGCGAAGTTATTGCAGCATACCAGCAAGAGCTGGACAGCAAATTGAAGCTAGGAGAATTAAAGCAGTCGACTGTCGACAAGAAAAACCAGGCATTAAAATATTACGTCCTCCCTTTCTTTGGGAATATGAACATAGATAAGGTTACTCCGCTTCAAGTTATGCGCTGGCTTGCCCTTCAAAATGAGAAATCAAAAAAAGAACGCCTTTCAAGCAGACTGCTAAATCAGATACGTTCGGAATTAAGCCAGGTATTCGAGTTCTCGAAAAGAAATTACGGAACAAAAAATAACCCTGTCACTCTTACCGACAGGGTAAAGCCATATTCTAACGATACACGTGCGAAATTATGGACAGTAGAACAGTATAAGATTTTCTATGACGATATTAAGATAGCTTCACATAGAGTACTGTTCAATATCATCTTTTGGGCAGGCTTGCGCATAGGTGAAGTTATGGCTCTAAAAATCGAGGATATATCGCCCTATAAAATTCATGTTAATAAATCACTGATGAGGATACACAATAAAGATGAATTTGTCATTAGCACACCAAAAACAAGAAGCTCCGTGCGTGATGTTGAAATACCGAAATACCTCTATAATCAAATCATAGACTACATAGGCACGCTTTATAAGGCTAAACCAGAAGATTATATCTTTGATGGCATAAAACCGTCGGCTATCAGAACATATATGCAATATCACTGTACTAAGTTAGGCTTGCCAAGAATTAGTCCTCACATTCTACGGCACAGCTATGCTTCAATGCTTTACGCAGCTACCGGAGATATTTTGGCAGTCGCTGAACAGATTGGTCACGCAGATACAAACACAACCTTCAAATTTTATGCTCACATGATGCCTGAAGCTAATAGAAAAGCTGTCGACAAATTAGAGAGCATAACTGTGGATAACTTGCCCCAAAATAGCGAATTTTAATTTTTGGAACTCATTTTGAACTCAATCAATAAAAAAAACCGCTAAATCCCATAAATACTAGGGTTTAGCGGTTTTTATTTACAATGCTCTATATTGATTCTACTAAATCGACTACTTTTTTACAAGCGGTTTTCTATTGCGTTGTGAATATCTTTGCGCTTATTTTTTTCATTTTT